ATGAATGGCATGATCACGCTGGGTAAACCCTATCGTCGGAAGTCCGACATGCTCTGGGTCGTACCCATCAATCTGCCCCGCGGAGGAGACGGCAAACGGCGCCGCAAGACCGTCGCTCGGAAGAACCGAAACCAGGCGATCCGAGCCGCGCAACAGTTACTGAAAGACCTCGAGAACGGCGTCATCAGTTCCGCATCGACCACCCTGCTCTCGGCATGGCTGGACTACTGGGTCTCGGACGTGCTCCCGAGCAAGGGTCTGCGGCCGAACACCGCCCGCTCGTATCGGGCTCAGGCGATGACGTCGATCAAGCCCTACCTCGGCGCGTACAAGATCGGCAAGCTGACACCGGCCAACATCCGCGAGTTCCACAAGGGCATCGCCGATCGCGGGTTAGCGGTAACGACCGCGAAACTGACGCACACGATTCTGTCGATGTCGCTCGAGGATGCGATCGAGGACGGGATCATCGAACGGAACGTGGCGGCCATCGTCGGCGCGCCGAAGGGTGACACCGAAGAGCGCGAATCCCTGACGGTCGAGCAAGCGAAGCATCTGATCCAGACCTCACTCGACGCCGGCGACCCGTACGCCTACCGGTGGATGCTCGCTCTGCTGACCGGTGCCCGCCAGGGTGAGGTCATCGGGCTGACCGAAGATCGAATCCGGTTGGATGCCAGGACAATCGACCTGTCGTGGGCATTGACGTCGATCGGCTACCAGCACGGCTGCCCGACGAAGTCCACCGGCGGCCCGTCGTGCGGTGAGCCTGCGAACCGGCCGTCGAAGTGCCCGCAGGCCGAGCCGGCAATCCCTCGCGGCTACGTCTGCACCCCGCTCGAGGGGTCGATAGTTCTCGCGCCGCCGAAGACCAAGAAGTCGCGGCGCGTCATCCCGATGATCGCCCCGATCGAGGCGGCGCTGCGTGCGCAACTGGACCTGCGTGTTCCGAACCGTTACGGGCTGGTGTGGCCGGACTCGAAGGGGCGGCCGCTCAACCCGGCGACCGATTACGCGAACTGGCAGAAGGCGCTCAAGCGAGCCGGATTGCCGAAGATGCCACTGCACTCGGCCCGACACACCGCGGCGACGCTCCTGCAGGCGCTCGGGGTTCCCGAGGATGTGCGTATGCAGATCATGGGCCACTCGACGGCGGCCTCGCAGCGCGTGTATGCCCACGTCGACATGGCGACGATGTCGAATGCGCTCGACCAGCTCGGTGGCACCCTGCTGGGGTCGCTCGACATCGGCTCGCTCGGTCAGCCTGCGGCACTGCCGGCCGCTACCGTGGTCGACGCCGAGGTCGTGGAGATCGACGGGGATGGAGGCATCGGGTCGTTCCTGGCGAGCTGATTGACCCCTAGAACGACGAACGCCCCCGCTGGGAAGAAGCGGGGGCTTTGTTCGTCTGCCCGAAGCAGACGTGCTGCTGGGGGTTTAGAGGTGGTACGTCGCCGAGATGGCAGCGGCAGCGATGCCGATCTGAGCGAGGGGATGGCAGGCTGCGCGCGCCGAGGCGGAGGACACGGCTTCGACGACCCTGCTCTGCCCGCGGTGTCCGATGCCACAGGTCGTCTCGGCGGGCGTGTGCGAGTAGTTCGGCCAGGCGAGCTGGCGGGCGAGACGCCCGAACAGGCGTGACTCACGGGCGGTCATATCGCGGATCCGGTCGGCGAGGGTGGCGATAGTCACGTCGAAGAGGTCGGCGACCTCGGTGGCCGAGCGGGTCAGGGTGAGCACCTCGGCGAGGGACTCGGTGTGGATGAGCCGTCGGGATGCGATCCTGCGAACACGGCGCTCGATCGTTGCTTCACAGCCACGGCCGGCACGGTACTTGCGCATCGTCTGCGACTTCTCGATGTCGGCGTGGGCGATCGCGTGGGCGACCAGGTCGCGGCGCTCTCGCATCGTGTCCACGTGCGAGCTGATGACGATCGCGTGAGATTCGGGCAACCAGAGGAGTTTGGCGGACTCGATGTCGAGGTACTCGACGTGTATGCCGCGGTTGAGAGCGTCAGCGAAAGCGTCGTATGTGCGCATACGGACAGCAGTGAGGCCGGCGAGCGTTTCCATCTTGTTTGTGTGAACCCTTCAATAAATGTGCACCGGCCACCCCTACGTGGCCGGTAGCCCGACTTTTGTTCCTTTGTACATCTCCCGACCGACACACTCCGTTGCCGCTTGCTGCCGTCCTGCTCTCTCGCTGGTGAGCCGGGGGCTCACTTCTTTCGGCTATGCCCTAACCCTTGGATGAACGCCCTGATGACTTCGGCGTCACGCGCCGGGAAGTCGTTGAGGTCGATCACGTTACTTTTCGCGGCTGGCGGTGTCCGCGTTACTACATCGGCTTGCTCAGGGGGGAACCCTGCGATCTCGAGCAACTCCTTGGCGTCGAGCTCGACCGCGTCTGCGATAGAGACCAGCGTCTCGGCTGTCGTCACCGCCGGGTAGTCGACGCCGTTGCGTCGCTGCACTCCTTTCTCGATCTGTCGCCACCGGCTGTCGCTGATCCCTGCTCGATCCGCGGCCTTGCGGAGCGATAACGACATTGCTTGTCTCGCACGGCGGATGTGGTCGCCGAGCAGCTGCTCCTTCGTGGTGTCCATATGCGCAGCGTATCGCATTGTTTGGCGTAGTTACGGCTTCTGTTACGAACTCGCCGTGAACGTAAGGCAGCCTAGCGCACTCGAAACCGTTCCGATTACTTATCGGCTGTTCCGCACCCTTCCATCACGTTTCACCAGGTCGAGTCCGATCTATTGTGGTCGAAAGTGGTCAAACGAGTTGCGGTTCCGCACTTGTTCCGCGTATCGTTACGCACATGCCGCAGAGCGGTAGTTCACGTAACCGTTACAAGAAAGGGTGCGAAATGTCGCGTAACACGGATTCTAGCGGGGATGAAGCTTCAACTGTAATCCCGCTCTCAGCCAGGATCGGGCTGACGTACCAGGGGGCCGCCGATCTGCTCTCGACGTCGGAGAGCTCGATCCGCAAGGCCGTCTACGCCGGCCGCCTGCCGGCCTCGAAGATCGCCGGCATCGGCGTCAGGATCGCCCGCAGCGACCTCGAGGCCTACCTCGAACAGCACCCGTACGAGCCCGCAGCATGAGCGCGCCGACGAGATACCTCGAGAACGAGAAAACCGGCCCCGCCCCTCTGCCAAGGGTTTTGCGCGAAGCCGGTAATCACACCCGAAAGTTGCCACCCCTTGCAGGGAGCATGATGCCCGCTCATCATACAACGCCGACCACGGTCGACGCATCCACCAATTCGCAGCCGACCCTCGCCGAGTGGATCTACACCCTCGCTGGCACCGTCGCCTCGGTCCTGATCCTGTTCTACGCCTGGGTGTGGTCGCTGTGATCGACACGATGACCCGGCCCGAGCCCGCCGCCTGCCCCGACGATCAGGACATGACCCCCGGCGCTGGCGGCTGGCTCCGCACCGCGACGGCCTCGAAGGTCGCGGCCATGATCGGCATGTCCACCCACGACTCCGAGAAGTCGATGTGGCTCAAGATGCGCCACCCCGACAAGTTCCCCCGCACCTCGAACAAGGTGCAGTCCCGCGGGCACTACCTCGAGGAGGGATTCCTGCGGAAGTGGTTCGACGAGCACCCCGAATGGGAGCGGATAGCGGCCGGCGAGGTTCTGATGACCCGCCCCGATCTCGGCTACGAGGCAGCTGCCACCCCCGACAGCGTCGCCCGTCACCGTGAGACCGGCGAGATCATCGTCATCGACTGCAAGACCACCGGCCAGTGGGCCGACCACTTCCAGTGGGGCGACCCCGGCAGCGATGTGATCCCGTACGACTACCTCGCTCAGGGCATCTGGCAGATCCTGATCGGCCGGTACACCTACCCGAACCTGGTGCGCGCGGCGTACATCAAGTCGGGTCCGATGATCGACGACCAGGAAACCTACTGGGTCCACTACGACGAGCAGATCTTCGCCGACGTCGAGTTCCGCGTCGCCGCGTTCATGCGGTCGCTGATCCTCGACATCGAGCCCGTCAACGACACCCGCGCCGAGACGTTCGAGGCGCTGCGCAAGGTCAACCCCGAGATCGACCGCGGCGACGGCGAGCAGTGGGAGATCAACCTGGACCTGGCGATCGAATACACCGAGTCGATTGCCGAGTACGAGCGGGCAGAAGGTCGGTTCAACAAGGCGAAGTCCGACGTGTTCCGCGTGATGGGCAAGGCCCGCCAGGCGATCATCCCCGACGCGATCCAGACGTTCACCAAGGCCGGCAAGCCGCGCCCGAAGCTCGAGCCGCTGATCATCGCCACCCGTACCGGCACCAAGGGCGGCGGGGCGACGCTCAAGAAGCCCACCAAGCCGGTCGACATCGCCCAGCTCCGCGCCCTCCGTGCCGAGCGTCTCGCCGCCCAGCGGATCGACGAACTCGGCCTGCACGACAACCCACTCACCGATGCACTCACGGCGGCTGCCACCGCCACCCCCGAAAGGAATGCAGCATGACATCTCTCGAACTCCACACCGGCTCCGCGCTGGTCATCGGCAACGATCAGGACTTCTGGTCGGAGAAGCAGAAGGCGGCGCTCGCGCAGCTCGGCGTCCAGGCCGCCAACGGCGACCTCGCCGTGTTCTTCCACCAGTGCCAGCGCACCGGCCTCGACCCGTTCGCCAAGCAGATCTACATGATCGAGCGCCAGGGCAAGCAGACGATCCAGACCGGCATCGACGGATTCCGGCTGATCGCCCGCCGCGCCACCGACCGCTCGAACGGCACCCTCGGCTACGAGGACACCCTGTGGTGCGGCGAGGATGGCAAGTGGACCGACGTCTGGCTCAGCAAGGATAAGCCGCGCGCGGCAAAGGTCACCGTCATCCGTGACGGCGCTCGGTACCCGGCGATCGCCCTGTGGGACGAATACGTCGGCAAGAAGGGCAACGGCCAGGTCACGCAGATGTGGAACACCAAGGGCGCGCTGATGATCGCCAAGTGCGCCGAAGCGCTCTCACTCCGCAAGGCATACCCGCAGGATCTGTCGGGCATCTACACCACCGACGAGATGAACAACCAGGTCGTCGACGAGGACGGCCAGACGGTGACCGACCTCGGAGATCGCCGTCAGGCCCGGCAGGCCTCCTCCGAGCGCGTCGAGCAGCCCAAGCAGCAGGGCGGCGCGGCCGGATTCGCCGCACGGATGAACCAGCAGGGCGGCCAGCCGGCAGCCCCGAGCGGGGACACCGAGGCAGATCTCGTCGAGTCGCTGTCAAAGCGCATCGAGGTGGAGACGGTCAAGGACCGGCTCCTCGACCTGTACTACGAGGCAGAGCGGACGCTGACCGGCACCAACGCGGCGACGGTGATGGAGATGGCGAAGGCCCGCGCGTTCGACATCGGCGTGGCGAGTACCGAGCCCGATGCGACCGCCCCTGTCGACGCCGAGGTAGTGCCGGAACCGGCCGCCGCGTAAGAGGATTCGAGGAGGGGTCGCCGGCCTGCCAGCTGACGACCCCTCTCCTGCTCCACCCCCGAAAGGATCACCCCGATGCAGCTCGGCCTCGACTCCATCTCCTGCAGCTATCAGGATCTGTTCTCCGAATGCGGAACGACCGCCGTCATGCGGTACATCGACACCACCGGCCGCTGGCCCGACCAGCCGTACTGCGCCGCACACGGCGTCCGCGTCCTCTGCGAGGAGAACGCCGACGCGGTCAGATCGGCCCGCGAGATCATCGAGTCGATCCGATGACCGACGAGGCGACCAACAGCCGCCCTCCGCTTATCTTCACCGGTGCCGACAAGCGCATCGCCCGCGGTTTGTACGCCGACCATCCGAACTCGTTCCGGCTGGCCGTCGACGGCGAGCTGCCGGCCGAGGCGCTCACGACCGTCGATCGCGCGCAGCTGATCCGGCTGCTGGTGCGCAACGGCATGACCGATCGAGAGATCGAGAAGCACACCGCGCTGACCCTGTACACCGTCGCTCGGATCCGCGAGCGCCTCGAACTCAAACGCAACCACGAACCCGTATCGACCGAGAGGAGCGCCTGACATGGCGAAGGGCCGCGAGTACGCCAGGACCAACACCGACATCTGGAACGACGACGACTTCCGCGCTCTGCCGCCGCCGGCGCAGCACCTGTACTTCGTTCTCTCGACCGACCCCACCATGACCGCGTGCGGCGTGGCTGATTGGCGTCCTGCCAGGATCGCGGCGAAGTCCGAGGGCTGGACGCCCACCGCGGTCTATTCGGCCGCCATGACCCTCGCTGAGCGCCAGTTCATCGTCATCGACGAGGCGACCGAGGAGGTGCTGCTGCGTTCCTACGTCAAGCACGACGGGACGCTCAAGGTGCCGAACTCGGCCGCGGCGATGTGCACCGCGATGGCGGCCGTCGCCTCGAAGATTCTCCGCGGCGTGATGGTCCACGAGCTTCGCCGCCTCAAGCAGAAGTCCCCGAAGCTTGCCGGCTGGACCGGTGGAACATCGGGCGAGAAGCTCGCAGCGATCCTCGAACGCGACGCCGTCGACCCCCGCGACTTCCCGACCGGATTCCCGCGCGGTGGCAGCCGGATCGCAACTCCGGCCGATCGGTTCGAGCAGGAGGAAGCAACCCTTCCCGAGCCTGAAATCAACAGTTCGCCTAACCCTTCCACAACAGTTGATTCTTCGCCGGTCAACAGTAGGCCTACCCCTAATCCTTATCCGTATCCATATCCATACCCAGATACCTCTAACGAGGTATCTAAAAGATCTCCCGCATCTGCGACGCGGACATCGGCCGATCAGCCCGAGGGCTTCGACGAGTTCTGGGCGGCGTACCCGCTTCGCAAGGACAAGTCCGCGGCGGTCAAGGCGTTCATCAAGGCTCGCCAGTCCGTCGAGCTCGAGGTGATTCTCGCGGCTGCACGTCGGTACGCTGACGACCCGAACCGCGACAAGGGGTTCACGAAGTACCCGGCGACCTGGCTCAACAAGGGTTCGTTCGCCGACGAAGATCCGTTGCCCGCTCGCTCCTCGACGCCCACGTCGGCCAGTGCCAGGCCGATCCGTTCCCAGCAGAACCACGACTACCTCGCACGCCGGATGTCCGAACTCGGCGGCAACGGCCCGTCAGCGCCGCAGCTCGGCCGGCACGACCAGTTGGAGCTGGGAGCGTGAACGACGTCCAGGTGCTGCAGCTGCTCGCCGTCATCGCCGCTTACGACAACCGGCCGATCACCCCCGAGGCCGAAGCGACGTGGGGATTCCAGGCCCGTGAGCGACGGTGGACGCTCCCGGCAGCTGTCGCAGCGGTGCATCGCTTCTTCGGAACTCCGCTCGAACCGACCGCCCGCCGGCCGTGGCTGGAACCGGGGCACGTTACGCACCTGATCCGCGTCATGCGCCCCGGCGGTACGGGCCCGGCACCGGTCTCGCAGCATCTGGCGTTACGTGGCCGCGGATCGTCGCCCGAGCATCGCGCCGAGGTGGTGGCTCGGCTCCGCGAGGAAACCGAGGCGCGGCGGATCGCCCGCGGGGACACTCCCCGGTCGCGAGTCAAAGCCCGCCAGCCGCGTGAGGATCGGCCCGCCGATGCTGGGCCGGTCGACATCGCCGCTGGTCGAGCTGCCGTAGAGGATCTGCTCGGCCAGGATCGCGCCTCAAGCGGCCCTCAGCGCGCGTTCGGCTGACCGTCCGAGCATCTATGTCCGAGACGGCCCGCTCGTTCGGCTCCGAGGCTCCTGGCGGCCGGCAATCGCTATCGCGTCGCCCGCCCCGTGGCCCAGTTTCGGTGCCGGCCAAATCGGCCCGAATGCCACGTTGCCAGTTCCGCACCGTTTCGCGTAACTTTCCGTAACGACGCGGGAGATCCCGCATCACCCCCTCCACGAAAGGCACACCATGTCCGCCGCCCTCGGCCCCCTGCTCCCCGTCCTCGGCGATCTGATCGGCTACGCCTTCAAGGCGATCGTCAACGGCATCAGCCTGTACAACCTGCACAACTGATCGACCCCTCGCCTCGCACCCCGGCTGCCACCGGGGCTAGCACCCGAAAGGACACCAGCCATGCAGACAGCACCCGTCTACACGCGCAGCTTCGCCATCGATCCGGCCGGCATCGAACCGCCGACACCGATCCTCGAGGTCATCGCCTACGATCTCGACCTCGACGGCAAGCGCGTCGCCGCGGTCATCACCACCTCGGGTGACGTGATCGACGTACCGATCGCCAATATCGTTCCCGCACATGCCATCGTCGCCCCGGCCATCACCTACGCCGGCAAGGCGGTGGCGTGATGGATCCCGACGCAACCCTCGAGCTCGTCCGCGCAGCCGTCACCCAGTTCCGCGACGCCATCGACGGCCCGGTGAGCGGCGGCGAGGCCGATTACGCCGCCGCATGGCAGTTCGTCGAGCGATTCGAGGATCTCGACGCCTGGCTGAACAAGGGCGGGTTCCTCCCGACCGACTGGAATGCCCTGCACCGCTGCGGATCCCCCACCGAGGCATCGCTCTGATGGCCGAGTACACCGTGAGCTGGCAGATCCAGATCGAAGCCGAGAACCCCACCGAGGCCGCCCGCGCCGCGTTGAGGATCCACCGCAACCCCGAGTCGACCGCGACCTGCTTCACCGTCACCGACGAGAAGGGAGCGGTGACCGGCCGCTGCGTCGAGATCGACCTCGACGAGGTGGACGCGGAGGACGAGGTGACCCCCACAGACTGAGTATGTAAGCTGATCTCAGTCAGTCACCACCGCCCCTGCCAGGGCGAACACCCCCGAAGGACACCCCGTGAGCACAGCTGTCTCCACCGACACCCCTCGCATCTACGTCGCCTGCCTCGCCGCCTACAACAACGGCACTCTGCACGGCGAATGGATCACCCTCGAGGCCGGCATCACCGCCGACGAGATCCACGAGAAGATCACCGCGATCCTCGAATCCTCACCCGAGCACGACCCGCACGGGCTGTACGGCCCCGCCGAAGAGTGGGCCATCCACGACCACGACAACTTCGGCGGATACTCCGTCAGCGAGTACGAGCAGATCGAGAAGGTCGTCGCTGTCGCCGAAGCAATCAACGAGCACCGCGGCGCGTTCCTCGCCTGGCTGAACGACGAGTTCGATCCCGACATCGACGACTACGAACCGAAGAAGCTGGTCGGCGAGTACGACAGCCGCCGCGATTGGGCCGAGCAGTCGACCGAATCCCTGCACGACTTCATGCAGGTCGCCGCGCGGGCCTGGGCGAAGACCGCCCCCGCCCCCGAAGAGCACGTCGACTGGCATACCACCGCCCCTTGCATCGTCAAGCTCGACCTCGACGAGCTGATCATGCACGCGCAGGGCTCCTGGGGCTACCGCTTCTGCGAATACGGCGGCAAGACCTACGTCTTCACCAACTGACCCGCCAGCCACCGAAACCCACTGGGAGACAAGAACCATGATCGACTACGACCTCACCGGCAACGGCGACATCTCACCCTCCTCGGCCTCGTTCGCCGACGAGGACTACAACCCCACCGTCCACGGCCACTATCTCGAATCCGACGTCCGCGTGTTCCTGCGCCGCAACAGCGCCAACGCCGGGTGGCTGATCGACGGAGCCACCACCGACGGCTACGGACTCGAAACCAGCTACGAGCGGGTCGAAGATCGGGAATGCGCGTGCGAGTTCCTCGACGAGGGCGGCACCCGCACACCCGAGCATGTCGCCGCGACCGATGCGGCCGAGCACGCAGGCCTGCCTGACGCCGAAGAGCTGCTCCACCTGCTCGCCGACGCCCTCGGCTACACCCTCACCAAGCAGGCGAGCTGATGCGTAGACGTGACCCGAAAGTCGAGGCCATCGTCCTCCTCGACCCCGATGGCACACCCGAGATCCACGTCCTGATCGACGGACGCCCCGTCGACAGCTCCGACGTCGTCATCGACGCCACTGCCGGCCACGACTGGGACGACTGGAAGCAGATCCGCGACGAAGCCCTCAACGCCGCGACCCCGGCCGCCCGTCAGATCCTCGAAGGCTTCTACGACGACCCGCCCGGCGGCGAATACGTCGAGGGCCGCGACGGACGCCCCTGGCTCGACGGCGTCCATCAGATCGGTCAGGTGGCCGCGTGAAGACCATCAAGATCGAGTGGACCGAAACCAGCCACCACTCGCGCACGGTCAACGTCCCCGACGACTTCGACCACGAAGAGGCCGACCTCGAGAACGAGCTTGCCCAGCTCGACGACGAAGGGTTCGAGTGGCTCGAGCGCACCGTCGAGTCCGTCGAGGACGTCGAGTTCCAGCCCGACGCCGAGGTTTTCGCCTGATGCTGCCCGGCGAGAAGGTGATCTGGCGGGGCGAGGAGTGGAAGCTCAGCAACGCCGACGACCCCGCTCGGCTCGTGCTGGTACGTCAAATGTTCGATGCCGGCGGCGGATGGAGCGTACGAGCAGTGCCGGCCGCCGAGGTCTCCGCGCCGCCCTCGGAGGCCGAACTCGACGGCGTCCTGTTCTGACCGGACGTTACGCGGAACCATGTTGCTGTTTCGCGTAACGTCCCGTAATCTTTCAGCCGTACCGGGGCCTGCCAGCCCCACCCCCCGAAAGGACACCACCGTGATTCACTCGCGCGCCGACCAGGCGATCCTCGACCAGCTCGGCATCGAAGACCACGACGGGCTGATCGCCAACGTCAGCCGTGACGACAGCTGGCTCGACCATCGCTGCGTCAACGGCCAGCCCGCCGACTGGTGCCTCGAATGGACCGAGATCACCGTCGACGGCCACGGCGAAGCCGGCAACACCGACCACTACCTGTTCGGCCAGTTCCACGACCTGCTGCCCGCCATCACCGCGGCGCTGAGCAACCCCTCGCGCAACCCCGGCACCCTCGTCGAGCTCGACGTCTCCGCGTGGGCCGTGCTCTACCGCTCACCTCTGGCGGCTGCGGCATGAGAAACGAGCACTACCGGCCCAGCGGTCTCGACATGCTCCTCGACGCCCTGTACGTCCCGTGGTACACCGTCACGACCATCGCCGCGCGCGGCGTGCTCCGCCTCCTCGGCGGCCACAGGTGACTCTGACCGCCACCAGCGAGGTCGACGTCGTCGAGCTGTTCGCGGGCCCCGGCGGCTGGTCACAGGGCAAACGTGACGCTGGATTCGACGGCACCTCTGTCGGCTTCGAGTGGGACGCCGCAGCGTGCGCCACCGCGATCGCTGCCGGGCATCGCCGCATCGAAGCCGATGTCGCCCAGCAGATCCCAGCCGCATTCGCCCGCATCTGGGGCCTGATCGCCTCACCGCCCTGCCAGGGCTTCTCGACCGCAGGCAAGGGCCTCGGCCGCGACGATGCACTGCATCTGCTCGCCGCCATCGCCAAGGTGAACCACGCCGCCGACGTCGAAGCTGCCATCGCGCACCTCGCCGCGACAATGACCGACCCCCGCTCGATCCTCGCCCTCGAGCCCCTCCGGTGGGCACTGTCGACGTTCCCTGCCTGGACGGCATGGGAGCAGGTGCCGGCCGTGCAACCGATCTGGGATGCCTGCGCAATCGTGCTGCGGCGCATCGGATATTCCGTCGCCACGGGCATCCTGCAGGCCGAGCAGTACGGCGTCCCGCAGACCCGCAAGCGAGCCATCCTCGTCGCGCGCGCACCATGGGAGACGGCGCAACACGGCCCCGCCGCCCTGCCGGTGCCGACGAACTCGAGGTATCACTCCACCGCGCCCCGGCGACTTGATCCCGGCCTCGCGCAGTGGGTCAGCATGGCCGATGTCCTCGGCTGGCCGAAACGCGACCTCGTCGGATTCCCTCGCCGCGCCGACGATCTCAGCCCGAACACCGTCACCATCGGTGGTATCGACTACCGGGCGCGAGATCTCCGCGAGGCATCGCTACCCGCTCAGGCGGTCACCGCCAAGACGCGATCCTGGTCTCGATTCCACCTCCCGCGGGTACTGGCCCCGGCCGGCACGACCTCGACGCAGGTCGACCCCCGGCCGACCGAGTTTCCTGCCCCGACGATCACCGGCAAAGGCACCGCCGAGTGGGGCGAACGCCTCGCGCGCGCACAGGGTGCGAAGGACCGCGACCCCGAGGGTGTCAGGGTGACCGTCGACGAAGCGGCTGTGCTGCAGTCGTTTCCGGCCGACTACCCGTGGCAGGGGTCGAAGACCGCGCAGTATCGGCAGGTCGGCGACGCCGTCCCCCCGCTGCTCGCGCGCGCCGTCCTCGAGCCGCTGATCGGATACGCCCTCGGTGAGCGCCGTGCCGCGTAACCGACGTTGCTGTTCCGCGGAACACCGCGTAACATGATGGAAGTACGCGAAGCCGCCCCTGCCAGGGCACCTCCGAAAGGCGTCACATGACCTACCGCATCCCCACCCCCGAACAGCAGGCGAAGATCCACGCCGCCGGCCTCCCGATCGACCGCGAGCTGCGGTACTACATCGACAACTCGCCGCGGCCGGCAAACGCCCTCCCCGGCCCCGACTACGACCTCGAATGGACCCGCGCACAGTTCGACCTGATGGGCTGGTCCTACTTCTCGGCATCGGGCCCCGAATACAGCGAAACCCGCATCGCCGAAGAGGAAACCGGCGACATCGACGACCTCGCCACCCGCCTCGACGAGCTGCTCCACGACCCCGACAACACCGAACGGGCCGAGGACACGCTCATCGAAGTAACCATCACCGAAACCGCGCTCGACGAGTACCTCGCCGAGCGCACAACCACTCAGGAAGTTCTCGCAGCATGACCACCTCAGCTCGGCGTATGTCGACCGGCAGGCCGAACACCATCGCCGAGCTGGGTCGGACCTACTGCACGCCCGATATGACGATCGACGAGCGTATTCAGCACGTCGGCGTCACCGTCACTCCTGGCGGCTGCCACGAATGGAACGGCGGTAGAAACGATCAGGGGTACGGCAACCTGTGGGTCGGTAAGAAGTGCATCTACCTGCACCGGTACGCACTCGAGCGCAAGCTCGGCCGCCCACTCGCTGCGGGCATGGGATCTCTCCATCGCTGCGACAATCCGCCGTGCATGAACGCAGAGCACCTGTTCGAGGGCGACAAGCCGACGAACAACCGCGACATGGTCCTGAAAGGCCGAGCCAGCGGCGGCAGGGTCGGCGGAGCGCCTAAGCATCCGGCCGAAGCGTTCGCCACCGTGTTCAGGATGCGAGCCAAAGGCGCTGCAGTGCATGACATCTACCTGGCGACACCGTTCTCGAAGAGCTACATCTACGGACTGCTCAACGGGACATCGAAACTGCCCGGCCACGCGGCCGAGCACCTGAGAAATGAAGGAATCACCACCGCATGACGATCCATCCTGATGCTCCGAAGGTCACCCTGTATTCACAGAGTGGGTGCGGCCCGTGCATCGCCACCGCCCGCCATCTCGACAAGGAGGGCATCCCGTTCGTCAAGGTCGACATCAGGGAAGATCCCAACGGCGCAGCCCGAGTCCGTGAACTCGGCTACAGCGGCACCCCCGTCACCGTCGCAGGTGACATGCACTGGAAGGACTACCGCCGCGACAAGCTCGACCAGCTCAAGGCGATCCTCGAAGCATGGGAGCCTGCCAGCTCCCCGTCCGAATAACACACTCCCGCAACGCAAACCCCGAAAGGCATCACCATGTCACAGGCAGTAGCCCAGATCGTCGGAACCCTCGGCGGCGACCCCGAGCTCCGCTTCACCCCGCAGGGCCTCGCAGTGGTCAACATGTCCGTCGCAGTCACCGAGCGCGTCAGGGACGGCGAAGGATGGAAGGACGGCGACACCACTTGGTATCGGGCAAACGCATGGCGTCAGCTCGCCGAGAACATCGGCGAATCACTCAAGAAGGGCGACCAGGTCGTCATCCTCGGCCGCGTGAAGAACCGCCCGTACGAGAAGGAGGGCCAGACCCGCTACTCGCTCGAGATCGAGATCGACGAGATCGGCGCATCGCTCCGCTTCGCCACCGCCCGCCCGCAGAAGGCAGGCCGCAGCAACACCGCGGCCGGTAACAACCGCCAGCAGAACCAGCCGCAGAACGACCCGTGGGGATCCGCGCCCGCAAGCCCGCCCCCGTTCTGACCTGACCCCCTGATGTCGGCCGGGCTGCGACCATCGCGTCGCAGCCCGGCCGCCCCCCGAAAGGATCCCGATGGCCGTCACATTCGTCGACGAGCTTCCCCCGGCGCAGACCAACGCCCGCGCCGCCGTCAACCGCGAGTTCGCCGCCGAACTCCGCTCCCGCCCCGGCGAATACGCCCCCTACCCCTACGATCTCGCCAGCCCGTCGAGCTTCCGGTACCGCGTCAACAACGGCAAGGTTGTCGCCTTCGGAGACGGATTCGTCGCCGACGTCCGCGGAGGCAAGGTCTTCGTCGCCTACACCGGGACCGGTGCCTGATGGCCAAGCAGATCACCGTGGTGTGGGACGAACTGACCCGCCACGAGAAGACGTTCACCGTCGACGACGACTTCCCCGAATCGTGGACTGCCTCGGCCGCCGCGGACGATGCCATCGCCGAGCGGCTCGAGGAACTCGTCGTCAACGCCGACGACTCCATCGAGCGGACGATTGCCCTCAACGTCCAGCAGTTCCGCGCAGCATGATCCGCCAGTTCGATACAGTAGAGCCCCTCCCCCGCAGCGCCATCGAGTGCGAGGCTCGCTCCTTCGCCGGCGAGGACTGCGGCCTCGAGGCGTTCCACGAAGGCGACGTCCACGCCGTCGTGTCGATGTCCGGCCTCGTCCTCGCCACCTTCCCTCGACGCCAGTGCGAACGGATGACCTGTGGCCGACTCGACTGCGACCTCTGCGTCTACAACTACTGAACACCTCGGCCTGCCAGCCGCCCCGAAAGGACCACCCGATGAACCTCCGAGACGCCCTCGCGGCCCTGATCCACCGCTGGACCGAGCAGGCCGACCGCGCCAATCTCAACGGCCAGACCCGCGGAGCCGCGCACCTGTACAACAGCGCCGAAGCCCTCGAGCTGCTCCTCGCGCAGCACACTGACGGCCAGCCCGCCGACGTCGACGATCATGGCACCGCCGTTCACTTCCCCACCCACGGCCTCGAGCACGGATTGCTCTGGCCCGACGGCCGCGTCGTCCCCACCGACGCCCGCGACATGGCCCGCTGGAAGTCCAACCCCGACGTCACCCACGTCATCCGCCGCGTCACCGAGTGGGTCGCCGCGCCCGAGTCCGTCGAGCGTGCCGCATGAGCAGTCACTTCCAGACAATCGAGATCACGGGCGACGTCCACACGATCACGGCCACGCACCCGAACGGCGGCGTGTCCGAAGTCACCGTCGCCATGAACGACGACGGGACGCTCGAAGTATCGGTCGACGTCTCGCAGTCGAACAGGTGCGTCGTCGACGTGGACGAGATCATGGTCGCAGAAGTGGAGGCGAACCGATGAGCTTCCCGCCCACCGAAGAGCAGCTCCACATCCACGACCTGTTCAAGACCGGCCAGGCCCTCAAGGTCCGCGCCGGAGCCGGCACTGGCAAAACCACCACCCTCCTGCAGCTCGCCGAGATACTCGAAGCCGAGAACCGTATAGGGCTGTACATCGCCTTCAACAAGTCGATCGCCGTCGAGGCCGGCAAGAAGTTCCCGCGCTGCGTCACCGCCTCCACCGCCCACTCCCTCGCATACCGCGGCATCGCTAACACCCGCCACGCACCCCTGCTCGACAAGATGCGCGGCAACGCCCGAATCCCGTTCCGTGTCACACAGGATCGCATCGGCATCAAGGGCCTCGGTGTCACCGGCAATGACGGCGAACCCCGCCTCCTGAACCCCTACAAGATCACCCGGCACGTCCTGCGGACTATCGACAAGTTCTGCCAGACCACCGCCGAAGAGATCGGCCCCGAGCACGTCCCCGTGATGCCTGGGCTCAACGCTGCCCACCGGAAACTCATCGACGCGGTATTGCCCTACGCCCGGCTCGCCTGGAAGGACATCGTCAACCCCCGCGGCGACGCGATCGTGTTCGGCCACGGCCACTACCTCAAGCTGTGGGCCCTCGAGCACCCCCGCATCGGCTACGAGGGCGCAGCCCTGTTCCTCGACGAAGCGCAGGACACCAGCGGCGTCCTTGCCGGCGTCATCGCCGAGCAGACCCACCTGCACCGCGTCTACGTCGGCGACTCCGCCCAGGCGATCTACCGCTTCACCGGAGCCGTCAACGCGATGAACAACTTCGGCGACGCCGTCGAGGGACGACTCACGCAGTCCTGGCGGTTCGGCCCCGAGATCGCCGACGCCGCCAACTACATGCTCGGCGAACTCGGCGACGACATGCAGCTGACCGGCAACCCCGGCCTCGACTCGATCATCGACCGCAGTGCCGGCCACTACGACGCGATCCTGTGCCGCACCAACGGCCGAGCGCTCGCGCACGTCATGTCCGCGCAGCGCGGCGGCCGCAAGGTACACCTGATGTCCGACACGAAGTACGCCGAGCAGTTCTGCGAGAGCGCCGAGAAGCTGATGACCGGCCAGCAGGCGAACCTCGAAGATCTCGCCGCGTTCACCAGCTGGGAGCAGGTCCAGGAATACGCCCAGGACTCACCCGACGCGGCCGACTGGAAAGTACTCGTCAAGCTGATCGACGAGCACGGTGCAACGCCGCTTCGGGCAGCGCTCGGCAACGTCGTGTCCGAACGCGACGCCGACGTCGTCATCGCCACCGCGCACAAGTCGAAGGGCCGCGAGTTCGGCCGCGTCCTGCTCGACGACGATCTCGCCGAGGCCGTCGACGATGGTGACGGGAAGGATCCGGCACGGCTCCGCGACGAACAGATGCTCGCCTATGTCGCCATCACTCGTGCGCAACACGTCCTGAACCCCGGCCGCCTCGTTCCGACCGCCGACAGCTCCTTCACGGCCGGCACGCCGCCCGTCGAGGCAGCGCCGGCCGAGCCGACACCCATCGACATCGGCAAGGGTGAGCCGGTCGTCCTGGCCGCGAACGTCGAGGTCAGGTTCACCGGTACCGAGTACGAGCAGATCCTCGCCACCGCCAAGGATCGGCCCGTCGACGAATGGATCCGCGAAGCCGCCCTGTTCTGCGTCGGAACGATGACCCCGGTCAAGTCCGCGTAACAAGTTGCCAGTTACGCGGAACATGCCGTAACCTGATGGAAGAAGCCGCCCCTGCCAGGGTGGCCCACCCCGAAAGGTCCACCATGAACGTCTCCGATCTCGCCGCCATGCTCGCCGATCACGTCGTCGATGGCGTCACCTCCCTCGAACTCCTCGAGGGTGGTGACGGCTATCTGATCGACTGCAAGTGCGGCGGCGAGGTCCGAGTCACACAGGACCAGCTCGACGCCGTCCATACGGGCTCGACATCAGGCGCTCTCGCTGCCCTGCTGGCCCCGCACGCGGCCGAAGCGATCCACGCCTCCCTCTAGCCCCTGCCAGGGCTCACCCACCCGAAAGGACGCCGATCATGGGCGCAACAGACTTCTCCTCCATCGCAGCCGGCAAGACCTCACGCGAGGCATTCGAGGCTGCGAAGGCATCGGCGCTGCACCAGTACGGCCACGGCGGCTACACCGGCACTCTCGCCGAGAAGGACGACTTCATCGTCATCCCGACCCCGCCGCTCACCTCCTCCGACGCGGCCGACCTCGCCGAGGAACTCATCGCCAACGACGACGACCGGATCAGCGACAAGTGGGGCCCGGCCGGCGCTATCGCCGTCGAGGGCGGCCAGTGGCTGTTCTTCGGCTTCGCCTCCTCCTGACCGATCGCATCGCCCCTGCCAGGGCATCTACCCGAAAGAAGATCATGGATCCCGAAACGTACGCGGCCGCCATCAATCGCGCCGCCGAAGCACTCCACGACGAAACTCAGCGCAGCCACGACAACCCGACGCTCCCGCTCGAGGACTACTCGGTCGACTACCGCGAAACCGTCTACCGCACAGCGACACTGATCGTTGACGCCCTGGTCGACCTCCTGCCGAAGGCGAATGAGATCTCCGTCGCTCTGTCTGAACCGTCGCACGTCGTCAGCGAGGAGCTCGCCTACTTCGAGCCCGACCCCGGCCTGCCGGCCGTCCGCGTCAGCTACGGCACCGTCAGCTACGGCTCGCAGAGCTACTGGAACATCACCCAGGGCGACAGCCCCCTCGCGCTCGCAGCCGCCCTCCTCGCAGCCGAGCAGTACGCAAAGGCGGCCGCCTGATGTCCGCAGCACTCGAAACCGCAGCCAGCTTCGCCGTCCTCGCCCTCGTCGTCGGCGGCAGCCTCGGACTCTTCGTGGCGGTGACCGAATCGTGATGTCCCGCATGAGAACCCGCCTCCTCTTCGTCATTATGCTCCTCGGCGCACTCGTCGCCGCCGGCACCGATTGGAACCTCATCTGATGCACAACCACAAGCCCCGCCGCTCGATCATGTTCTGGCGCTCAAGCCCGCACCGCCACTGCTCCTGCGGCTGGTTCGGGTACAGCTGGACGGGCCACATCCGCAGCATCGAACGGAGCGTCAGCGCGTGAGCACCAAGAATCAGTTAGAGCTTGAGAATCGGGCGATGAGTGACGAATTGGCCTCGTTGCGTTCCGAAGTTGAACGCTTGAGGTCTGATGTGCCAGCAGAGAAGTCTGCCATCGTCGGCTACTACGTGCTCGCAACGCAACCCGCACGCACAAGCGAGCTGTGGGACGGGGAGTTGCATCCGACCTTTGAGGCTGCCACGCGCTCCCTTGAGTCGCACTTCAACCAGTCTGAGACGGCGGGATTCTCCGTCTACGAATGCCGCCGCATTGCGCCTGCTTCGGGGGTGGTGTTGTGAGCGCACCGAACCCCGAAGAGATCGTCGCAGAGGTGCTGTACAGCCAGGAGTCGAGCGGCGATTTCACCAAATACGGCCAGGGCGGATACCCCTACACAGATTGTGATGCCCTCGCTGCTCATGTGATATCCCGGCTAGCGCAGGCTGGACACACCATCGTGCCGGCTGCACTGCTCCGCGATCTGGTCGACCCAGACGATTGCTGGTTCGATCACGACGGCGGCTGCCAGGCGCACGGTCACTTCCCGTCCGACGGAGACCGGGCATGGGTATGCCCCGTCGAGGCCGCGAAGAACATCCTCAAGGCCGGCACGGTTGACGTCGAGATCGTCGACGAGGTGGTCGACGATGCTCGATAGCCGACTGACCATCCAGCAGATCAAAACCCTCGAGCAGCTCGCCGAGCAGGCGAAAGCCCACGGCGTCGAAATCGGAGCCGGCGACTTCTGCCTCCGATTCGACGAGGACGCCCGGCCCGGCCGCGGCGGAGGCCTGCCCGTGCAGCTCGCCTACGTCGATGGCGACCATGCCGCCTCGGCGCACGTCGACATCTACGGCTACGGCACCGGCCTGTTCGTCGCCAGCCTGTCTGTCGAGTGCAACCCTGCCGGCGAAGAACCGTGCGAGGACTGCGAAGCCGAGGAGGCCCGCAGTGACACAGAACCCGATGCCCACCTGGCAGAGCTGGTTAAGAACTGGCCGCCAGGAGGCCCCTGGTGAGCGACAGCCTGCCTCGTAAGGATCTCTCCCGCACCGAGTATGCCGTCAGGTACTGGGAGGGCGAGAACGGCCGCTGGGAGCGCGTCCTGCCGGCCGAAAGCCTCGACGACGCCCACAACTTCATCCGCTACCTCGAGAAGCGGGAGGAGCAGATCCGTGAGGTCGTCACCCCCGAGGAGTTCGCCAGGTACGACTTCACCCGCGAGCTTCTCACCCGCACCGTCCCCCACTGGACCGTGATCGAGTGAGTCGATGCTGCCGCTGTAGCGAACCCACCGACCCGCTCTACCTCTTCGCCGGCCAGTGGTACTGCAGCTACACCTGCTACGCCCGAAAGTGATCGCCCGCCACCCGAAAGGACTCGTCGTGACTGCCATCAGCGACCTCCCCGTCACCTGGCCGAAAAGCAGCATCCCCCACGGCACCACCACCGGCGCATTCCAGCGCTGCCGGCGACGCCCCGAAGGAGCCTGTGAACCCTGCAAACGCGCGCAGGCCGAATACATCAAGAACTGGCGCATCTCCACCGGCCAGACGAGTTCCACCAATATCCCTAATTACCTGCTCGCCGCCCTCATCCTCGACGCAGCACCCGACATCCAGGCGTACATGAGACGTGAGCTCTCCGACGGCACCGTCGACGCGCTCCTTCGCCTCCTGTACGACGAGGACCAGGCGGACGTAGCCTGACTAGGTGACCGACACATACCGAGTATGTAATCTATCGGTACACGCCGAAGCCAAGGAGCCCCCCGATGGACTACCCCGACACCCTCACTGAAACGTACGCGGCCGAGCTCGCGTTCCTCGACCAGTACTGCCGCGGAGTCGATGGCCGAATCGAACACGTCAGCCCCGACAAGTACCTCCTGATCGCAGACGTCTCGCACGACGAGTCCTACGGCGAAGCAGTCCAGCTCTGCGCGCACAACAGCTTTGAGGGCACGCTCACCCCCACTCGCGACGGCGAGTTCTGGACCGTTGCTCTGTTCGATCGCTTTGCCGACCTCATCGCCATCGGCGCAAACAGCACCTTCGAGGAGGCCTACGAGAACGCCGTCGAAGCCGTCAACCACTGACCCGATACGCACCACCAGAAGACCCGAACCACACCCGGTTCGGGTCTTCCCTATACCCGAGACAAGGTAACCAACAAGCCGAAATCTCTACCGTCTCAACCCATGAGCAAGCCGATCAGCTTCGAGGGCGCATCCGATGACCTCGCCTATGTCATCGTCGACGGACGCCCCGACGAATACGACGCCTACGACGGCGCACAGCTCCACATCGTCTCCCGTGCAGGACAACTGCAGATCGACCTCGACCTCAACCGCGAATCCGGCTGCTGGGCCATCTCCGCATCCCAGACCGACGAGACCCACGCCTTCCCGAAGTGGCCGATCACCATCACCCAGTCCCCCGACTGCGGCTACTCGACCCGGCTGACCGTCACCGCCCCCGATGATGCCCGCGTGGTGATCACCAAATGAGCATCGCCGCCGATCTCGCCGCCGACATCCCCGCCACCATCAGCGCACGCCCGTGCGTCGTCGGCACCTACATCGACAACCTCGACCCCGCCGACCGCGACGCCGTCAACGACTACCTCGCGGCCGGCAAGCCACGCATCAACCTGTACCGGTACCTGCGTGAGCGCCACGCCTTCCAGGCCTCGCAGTCCGCCCTGAACATCCACGCCCGACGTGACTGCCACTGCCCGGCCGTCAGCGAGCTGGTCGACGCATGAGCATCGCAGCAGACCTCGGCGCGCTCGAAGAGGACCGCCCCACACGCCCCGGCCAGAAGCCGGCAGCCAACGAATGCATCACCACCCCCGACGGATTGGTGTTCAAGGACGTCGAGGTCGATGAACCGATCGACACCGACTGGTCGAAGATCTTCGCCAAGTTCGGCAAGAGCCCCGAGCACTTCGAGATCGTCAACGACACCGTCTCCGAGCGCGTCTCATCGTGGCAGCAGTCGAAGCGGCTCGAGAACGGCGACCGCGACACCGTCACCCTGTACAGCTACCGGTACTCGGCACAGTTCCGCCGCCTGACCGCCGACGCCATCTCCCCGGCCGTCACCCAGTCCTGGCGTGACGCCCTGATGGCTGACCTGCCGGCCACCCCTGCCGCCTCGACGATGCTCGCCGCCGCCCCGGCCACGTACACCGTCTTCGTCGCCGACCCGCAGCTCGGCAAGAAGGGCACCGAGCAGGCCGTCGAGAACTGGCGTAACGGCGTCAACCGGCACCTCGCCGCCATCCGGCAGCTGCAGGCCGCCGGCCGAGGCCCCGAGCGGATCCACGTCGCGTTCATGGGCGACGAGACCGAAGGCGTCTGCAATAACTACGGCAACCAGCCGCACACGATCGAGCTGAACCTGTCCCGCCAGCTCGAGCTCGACTACGACCTCCGTGTGTGGACGCTGCGCACCCTCGCCGTCGCCGGCCTGCCACTGTCCGCATCCTCGGTGATCTCGAACCACGGCGAGTGGACCCGCAACGGCTCGAAAGACGTCGTCACCACCCAAGGCGACAACGCCTCGACGCACATCGCCCGTCAGGTCAAGAAGCTGTTCGACGAGCTGGCACCGTTCGGCGGCCCGCGCATCGACTGGACCATCGGCGAAGGCTCCGACCCCGCGATCATCGTCAACCTGTCCGGTGTCAACGCCTACTTCTCCCACGGATACATCGAGAAGGGCCGCGGTACCTCGAGCGAGACCCGCACCCGATCGGCGATGGAACGGCAGATCCTCGGCCGCACCGACGAGCTGATCGACGTCCCCCTGTACTTCACCGCTCACTACCACCACCACTACTCGAACGAGTTCGAGGGACGGTCCCTGATCGGGATGCCTGCCCTCGAGGCCGAGAAGTCCTCCGAGTACATGCGCAACCAGTACGGCGTGTGGTCGCCGCCGGGGATGTTGGGCCTGCTTGTCGGGTCGCACACCTCGCGTCGCTGGTCCGATCTCTCCGTTCTCTGACACCCCGAAGGAACCCCCGTGAACTTGCTCTCCCGCCTTTTCCGCCGCCGCCCGGTATCGAAGCCTGCCCGCGAGACCTACGTGCCCCTGCCGGCCGCTGAGCCCGAGCCCGCCGCCAGCCCGGCATCCCTGCAGGAGATCTTCGGCCCGAAGCTGTTCGCCCGTGATGCCGAGCGTGAGGATCCGAAAGCTGTCGTCGCCGTCAACCCCGCCGTCGAGAGCGTCGACCGGTTCGCCAAGACGCTCGAGGGATGGGAGTCCGTCCGCGACCAGGACCGCGCCGCCCGCTTCCGCGGCGAGACCGGCAAGGCCGCCAGCGAGCACGACTACGGCTTCAACGCCCTCCTCGGTTCCTACAACCGGCTCGCCGCCGAACAGCGCGCCCGTAGCCTCGCCGACTCCTACAAGCCGAACAACATCGCCGGCCCGCCGCCGGTGCCGCCGACCGCCCGGCCGGCAACCCGGCAGCCTGCCGTCAAGCCCCGCCGCCCGGCATCGAACCCCGCCTCCTACGGCCGATCGAGCTACACCCCGTCGAGCTACGACCCGACGCCGAACATCGTCGCCACCATGGCGGCGACGTCGTACAGCTCGCCGACCGACAGTGGCTGCTCGTTCTGATGAACCTTGACCCGGCCGAATCCCGCCAGGGGCCTTGACATGCCCTACACCGAGACCATCGCCCAATCGCAGGACATCACCGTCCCCGACGTCGACCCACCCGTCGCAGACCACCACGTCCGCGTCCGCGTCTACGACACCGTCGACGAGTTCAACGCCGCATACGACGCCCACTTCGACGAGCCAGCCGGCACCGGCGAGACCGTCGGAGCGTGCTTCTCCCAAGCCGAACCTGACGAACTCGTCGACGGCTTCGTCGGCACGTTGTGGTTCGACCGCGAGACCGTCGACCGGGACATGATCATCCACGAATCCGTGCACGTCGGGGTCTACGTCGCCCAGCTGCACTACGGCTCGAAGCGGTACCGGCCACTGCGGCTATCGACAGAGAACCGCACCCGCGAAGAGGTCATCGCCTACGTCGCCGCACCCCTCGCCGACCACCTCATCGACGTCCTACTCGACCAACCTGCACAGGAGCTGCTCCATGTCGCATAACGCTCGCACCGTCGTCATCGCCCGCACCATCGCCGAGGGTAAGAAGTTCATCGCCGAAACCCCCGACGTCCCGATCAACGCCCTCGTGATCGTCGACGACAACGCCATGCGCGGTGTCACGATCGAGGCTCTGTTCTGGGCTCCCGGCTGGGATCTGCGGCGGTCACCCGAGAAGCGCCGCCTGATCGAAACGTCCGCTCACTGCCGTCTCAGGCCGCAGTCCGTGGCCGGCACGATCCACTCCGGCCTGATCAACCTGACGCCCGAGCTGGTGCCCACATGAGCGGCTCGAGCCTCGCCATCGAAGAGCACGTCATCACCATCACCGGCGGCCTCGACGTCGACGCGCAACCGTCCGTTGCGACGAAGTTTCTGATCGCAGGTACAGCCGACCAGCTGATCCCGTACTACGACGGCCTCGCCATGCTTGAGCTGGCGAAGCAGGACTTCATCCGCCGCCACCAGATCCACGCGCAGGTGCCCGAATGATCGCCGTGCTCTACCTCGTCGTCGCCCCCGTCGTCGCGGTGATCGCCGCCCGGTGCTGCGCCGCCTGGTTCGACAACACCCCGCCCTACGACCCCGACCGAGGCTTCGCCGTGTTCCTCGGCACGCTGATCGGCGTCATCTGGCCGATCTCGGTGCCGCTGGCCGTCCTCGCCGCCGTCGTCTACTTCATCGCCTCCGTCGTCCACCAGGCGAACCGGCAACTGCAGATCGCGCTCGGCGAAGACAACATCTCGCCCGAGTGGAACCACGCCCCGCGCTGGCAGACCGACTCCGCCATCGACGGCATCCGCCACGCCGTCGTCAACCAGCCGACCCCCGCGCAGTCGCACGAGAACTGGCTGCGCTTCAAGCTCGCCGACGGCTGGATCTACGGCCCCGAGAAGAACGAGCTCGAGAAGACGCACCCGTGCATGGTGCCGTACGACCAGCTGCCGGCCGGTCAGAAGGCGAAGGACAGCTTGTTCCGCGCCATCGTCGACGCCCTGACCCCGCTCCTCCCTGACATCACGATCGCCGTCGAGAACTTCGGTGGCGACGTCGTCCGCACTGACACCGAAAAGGATCTCGCTGCATGACCACCCTCATTACCGTCAAGCTCTCGAACAACGCCACATACGCCGAGTACGAAGCCCTGATCGACACGCTCAAGCAGCGGTCGTACATCGACGAGTTCATCATCTCGAAGCTCCCGAAGACCGAGGTGTACGTCGCACCGAAACCGGCATTCGACCCCAAGGCACCCACCATCAACGAAGCCGTGTCGGCGGCCCTGACCGAGAGCATGGACGCACTGTTCGACCATCTCGGCATCGACCCGAAGACCGCGCAGTCCTACGTCGACCCGCATCTGATCGCCCGTGAGGCGCTGACCCGGCTGCGTAATCACTTCTCTGATCGGCTGAACGCCCTCGAGCCGCACAATGCGTTCTCGTCGGCGTCCGAGCGCAGCGTCCTGGCCGCCGAGGTGCAGTCCGCGTACGACCTCGTCCGCCGCGAGCTCACCGCCCTGCCCGTGCCGGCCGAGGAGCCCGCCGAGGGAAAGCACGCCGCGTGAAGGTCGTAGCCGTCGTCAACCCCCGCCTCGACACCAGTCCGAGACCCACCGTCTACGTCGGTGGAGACTGGGTCAACCGCGACACCCCGGACCCCTTCGTCTACACCGACCCCGCTTGCACCTGGGATCAGAACTCGTTCGGGCGCAAGGATCGGGTCGACGTGGACGGTCAGCCGACGCCTCTGCAGGCCGGCGAGGCCTACATCCGCCAGTCGAACGTCACCCACGACGAATGGCAGCCCGGCCGGCCCCGACTCGAGGTCTGGACCGCAGGCGAGAATGGTAGCGACGGCGAACGAGTCTGCTACGTCGACACCCAGGAGCAGGCCCTCAACGTCGCGCGCGTACTCAACCAGCAGATCGGCATCGAACCTCAACGCCCCTCCCGTAGAGGCGCTCTCAGGACCGAGCAGAACCGGTTGCGGTTGGCGAAACGCGAAGCCGAGCTACACCTGGCGATGGTCGACGCCGAGATCGCATCGGAGAAGGCGGCCGGTCGATGAGCACCAAGACCGGCAAGTTCACCGCGTACGGGGCACACCGCGCCGGCATCTGGGCGCTCCGCTACCGCAACCAGGACACCCGAACCGGGGTGAAGTTCTCCCGCGATGACACCGGCTGGCTCCTCTCCGGCGGCATCCGAGGGCGCGCCATCGGCATCGGCTGGATCTACCGCAAGACGGGCGGCATCTCCTTCACCGAAGGCATCCTGCCCGCCATCGTGCTCGCCATCGGCCTCGTCGCGTACTTCTGGCTACAAGTACCCCGATGACCGCCTGACAGGCTCGACACCGGGACAGATTGCAGGACAGTACATTCGGGACGCCCGCAGTGTTGCGTGCAAGAGGCAGGTCACACTCTTGCACGCAACACACCACTTTGTTACGCGCACGCAGCAACCCTGAGCAGGGGTTAAACCGAGTAACAAACGCGGACTTGACGAGGTGTTACGCGTAACGCATACTCGTTCTGCAAGCCGGAACCGCCCCTCTGCCAAGAAGGCCCACGAACCCTGTGACCGCACCCTGCACAACAAACCCGAACTCCTGGCTCCAACCAGGAGAAGACCCGAACTGGGATCGCCTGCCAGCGACCCGATGGGCCCAAGCGCAGTGCCGAAACGCCTGTCCCGCAGCCGCATTCCTCGACTGCGCCCGAGATGCCCTCGCAGCCGGCACAGGGACCGGCCAGACCCGCACCCGCGTCGCATCCGGCGTCATCGCAGCCGGCGAGATCTGCCGAGGCGACATCGACACCTACTACCGCCTCAACCAGATCGTCAACCCCGGCATCGAACCCGAGCCGTACATCGCCGACGACGGAGCCTGCACCGACTGCGAGCGCATCTTCGTCCCCGACGACGAGCCAATCGTCCTCGGCACCAACACCGCTCACCGCGCACCCACCCGCGCAAACGTCCTCTGCCACGGCTGCTACACCAAAGCGCGCCGAGGAGGCACCCTCAACCCGTCGGTGCGGACCATCGTCCCCGACGAGTGCATCACCTGCCATGAGCCGATGACCCGACGCTCCAACCCCATCGACGGCCACGTCATCCACGAGGCGGCCGGCAACTGCACCCGATGCGTCCGAAAGCTCGCTCGCGCAGCCAAACTCGCAGAGAAGGTCGCCGCATGAGCGAGCTGTTCCCCACCGACATCGTCGTCCACAACCGCGAGACGTACCTGTCGCACGGCCGCGCCGCCGCCCTCGCTGACTGCTGCACCCTGACCATCACCAAACGAGTCAGGGACGGCTCACTCCCGAGCTACAAGCTGCCCCGATCCGGCCGCATGAAGTTCGTCAAGCAGGCCGACGTCGTCGACCTGATCGAGCGAGAAGAGTTGCGCCGCAGCCAGCCCGAGACCTACCAGGTCTGGACCGACGCCGAGATCGTCACCATCAACGACGTCACCCTCACGCACGCCGAAGCGTCGTTCCTTCTCGGCCGCCCGTACGACTCGATCTCCGCCAAGCGGTCATCGCTCGGTATCCGTACCGGCCGCCGTCAGCTGGTCGCCGCATGAGCGCCACCGCGGGCACCGTACGCCGCGCCTCCCAGCTCTCGATCAGCCAGGTCGGCTGCACCATCAAGCATGAGAAGCGGCTGTACTCAGTGCTTTCGATCGACCATAAGCCCTCGCACGTGGTGATCGGCACCCGCACCGGCCGCGGCACCCAGAACCTCATCCTCGCCCCCGACACGGAAGTGACCGTCACGCTATGAGCGCCGACGATTGGTGGCATCAGGCTGCCGGCCGCGACACACCCCCTACTGAGATGCCCGAGCATGTGACCACCTGGCAGGCCGAACATGCCGAGCCGTGGGAGCGTTCGATCGTCCGAGACCGCTACGGCCGCCTGTGGACTCGCACCAACCGCGCCATTGAGCCCTGGCGTAACCACGGCCGCGAGGGCGCAGCGAACTGGATCGCGCTACTGAACTACCACGCACCACTGACCCTCGTCCACGACGGCTACCCCGGCCACTGGTCGCAGTCGCAATGGCACCCCGAACAGCCCCGCATCCTCACCCCGCCCACAGCAGAAGGCAGCATCACATGAGCGCCACCGCAGAGATCGTCGACGGCATCGACACCCGCCTCGAAGTCCTCGAAAAGCCGAACCCCATCACCCCCGGCTGGGATTGGATCGTCCGCTTCACCGACCTCCCCAACAGCGCCGCACGCCGCTTCCCCAACGAAGCCGTCGCCCGCGAATACGCCCGCCAGGCCACCGAACTCATCAGCTCCGACGAATGGGCGCAGCTCGCCGAGTACGCCGCCGAAGTGACCGCCGCAATCAACGAGAAGGCAGACAACGAATGACCGATACCGCAGTGCAGGTCATCGACGGCATCGACACGCGAATCGAGGTCGTAGAAAAGCCCCGACCGGACGCTCCGAACTGGGATTGGATCGTGCGGTTCGCGAAGATCCAGGACAGCGCGAGTCGCCGATTCCGTAGCGAACAGTCCGCACGCGAATACGCCCGCGAAATGACCGGCATGCTCGACGAAAGTGGCGGCTGGGCAGCGATCGACGCCCTCGCTACGACCCGACCCGTCAACCCGAACGAGAAGGCAGACAACGCATGACGCCGACACAGATCGCCCCGAAGCTGTACAACTACGCCAGCATCCTCGACGACACCACCCGCGAGCAGGCCCTCGCCCTCGCCGAGCTGCCGTTCGTCCACCCGCACATTGCCCTGATGCCAGACGCCCACGCCGGCAAGGGATCCTCCGTCGGCACCGTCATCCCCACCAAGGGCGCGGTCATCCCGGCGGCCGTCGGCGTCGACATCGGTTGCGGCATGATCGCCGTCGAAACGAACTACACCCTCGCGGACCTCGAAGCCGATCCCTACCCTGGCGACTCCCGTGGACTGCCGGGCCGCCTCCGTGAGCTGCGGCTGGCGATCGAAGCCTCCATCCCCGTCTCGGCCGGCAACTACAACAAGACCCTCGCCGCGTTCGAGTTCACCGCCGAAAAGATCGTCGAGCTCGAGAACATCGCCCGCTACCACGAGGTCGACCTGACCCACTCCCCGAAGTGGCGCGAGCAGCTCGGCACCCTCGGATCAGGCAACCACTTCATCGAATTGTGCTTGGATGCAACCGATACCGTGTGGCTGTTCCTGCACTCCGGCAGCCGCGGCGTCGGCAACAAGATCGCCCAGAAGCACATCAAGATCGCCCAGGAACAGCGGGCGGCCGCCGGTGACGAACTGGCCGACCGTGACCACGCCTGGCTCGACGAGGGCACCCCCGAGTTCGCCGCATACATCCGCGAGTTGCATTGGGCCCAGCAGTTCGCCTACCTCAACCGCGCCGAGATGATGGACCGCTTCGTCTCCATCTTCGCCAACTGGCTCGAGGTCAACCCCGAGACCGTCGAGAAGGACCGCGTCAACGCCCACCACAACTACACCGTCCACGAAACCATTGCAGGCGAGGACGTCTGGCTGACCCGCAAAGGCGCAATCGACGCCAACGACGGCGTCCGAGGCGTAATCCCCGGCAGCATGGGCACCCGTAGCTACGTCGTCCGCGGCAAGGGCTCGATCACGGGCCTCCACTCCGCCCCGCACGGTGCCGGCCGCGTCTTCTCCCGCACCAAAGCAAAGAAACTGTTCACCCAGGACGACCTGCGGCAGCGGATGGCCGGCATCGAATACCGCGACAGCGCCGAGTTCATCGACGAGATCCCCGACGCCTACAAGAGCATCGACGTCGTCATGGCTGACGCCTCCACCCTCGTCGACATCGAGCACGAGCTGCGGCAGATCCTCAACGTCAAGGGCAACTGATGGACTACAGCTACGACACCGAGAAGCGGTTCGGCCTCGACGTCGCGCAGATCCGCGAGCTCGAGGCCGCCACCCGCGGCTGGCCCGCCGACGCCCCGGTCCAGATCGTCACCGAGACCACCACCCTCGACGGCAAGACGATCGACCGGATCCGCACGGGGTTCCGAGCCGTCACCGACCGGGCCACCATCGGCATCGGCAAGCATCGCCAGTGAGGGCCCCGTTCAAGCGGCAGGCGCGGCTACGGCTACGGCTACCGGCCGATCATCGCAATCACGTCCACTTCGCCCTGCCGCCCCGCCAGACGGTCTACATCGAAGCGTGGGGCCGGCACGTCACCGCTGACCCGTTCCCGCCAGCATCCGGCGTCGAACTGCAGCGCGCGTACGACCGCATCCAGCAGATCCACCGTCAAACGATGAAAGACTACTTGTGACCGCCACCATCGCCCCCGACTTCACCCAGTACATCGCCGAACCCGAGCGCGTCATCCTCCGCGGCACCCTCGGCCAAACCATCGCCGGCTACCGCGACGGCGACCTCCACCGAGAACTCCACTGGGCCGCCGACGACGACACCGAGCAGGCCGCCCTCGACGCCCTCGAGCAGCTCGAAGCCGAGTTCAAGGTCATCGGCACCGGCAGCGTCAACAAGGCCCACCTCGCCGACGACGACTTCTACCGCGGCATCAACTGCATGTCAGTCATCCAGCGCCGCACCGACGGCCAGTACTTCGGATTCGCGTACTGGGATCCGGCCACGAAGCACGACTCGGTCGAGCTCGAGGCGAACGGCGACGAGCACGGCCTCGAAGTCGAATGGGACGACGACCGCAGCCAAGAGGACTGGGACGCGTTGCGCACGTACGTCTTCACCCCCGTCTACCCGTTCGTCATCCACGGCTACCGCCACCCGAAAGACGGCAAGTGACCGCCATCATCACCGTGCTGCCCGTACGTCGACAGACCGCCGAGCTGTTCGTTGCCGGCCTACCCGCCCCACAAGGCTCAAAACGCCACGTCGGAGGCGGCGTGATGATCGAATCGTCGAAGAAGCTCAAGCCCTGGCGGAAAACCATCGCCGAGGCCGCCCGCGCCCACTTCGCCGGATACGTGCCCCTCGACGGAGCCGTCCACATCGACCTCGAGTTCGTCATGCCTCGGCCGAAAGCGACGCCGAAGACCAAGCCGACCCCGCCGGCCGTCAAACGCCCCGACCTCGACAAGCTCGTCCGAGGGGCCCTCGACGCGCTCTCAGGCATCGCGTACGGCGATGATTCGCAGATCATCAGCATGAGCCCCGAGAAGCGCGTCGCGGAGCTGGGAGAGGCAACTGGGCTGTACTTCGCGGTACGTCCGACCGCCCCGCGTCGCACGACCCGATTCGTTTGGCCGGTCATCGCCGCATGAGCATCACCGACGCCATCGGCGACTACATCAGCATGAACTACCCGCGCACACCCCACTACGTCCTCCCTCGCCTACAGGGCCCGATCTGGGCAGCGATAAGCGCGTCGGGCGGATACTCGTCGATGCTGATCCTCGAGGACAGTCGAGACCGAAGTCAGGTCGTCGGCAGCATTCAAGTGGTCGTCGACCTCTACCGCGGCCGAATGCGGCAGTGCGGCAGCGACACCCGCGTCGACTTCCCCCGAGTCGACGGCGAGCTGCTCATCCGCACCCCGTACGGCCGGCAGATCACCCGGCGGTTCGATCAGATCTTCACCCTCGCCTCCGGCCCGTTGGAGCTCCCCCAATGATCTTCGACCTGTTCCGCGCCTTCGTCGTCTACGCGCCGACATCCGCGCTCCTCGGCATCATCCTCGGCATGTACATCGAAGCGAGAGTCTCGTGACCGAACAGGGCATTGGCACAGCGTTCCTCTACGCCGCTGTCATCGCGTTCTTCGTCTCCCTCGCGTTCGCTGCCTGGAAAGGCCCCAAAAGGTCGAAAACCAAACCAGCCGGGCCATCCTCGTTCGACTTGTTCCGAGACGTCTATATGCGAATTGACCGCATCGGAGACAACACGATCGGCCGGTCGACGCCATCGAACTTCAGCGCCTGGACAGACTGTCCGAAGTGCGGAGAAATCGCTCTTCACGGCCTACGTGAGCCCAGCGTCGAACCGTTGCTGCTGGGCTTCACTGACGAACGGGCATTCAGCGTGATCCGAACATGCAAGTGCGGCAATGAATGGGGCGAACTGTGACGCAGCCGCATCCGATGACCCTGCTCGGCGGACCTCGCGACGGTAAAACGATCATCAGCCTCGACAAACAGCCGATCCCCGTCGGCTGCTGGTACGTCGAGCATTCCGAGAAGCACGAGTACTCGGCCACACACCCCGACTGGCTCTACTGCGACTTTGAGCTCGCACGCTGCGCCCTCGTCGCCTGGTACCAGTGGAACGGCAACTTCTGGCTATGGGTGCCCGGCAACGATTGGCGGCGCTCATGAAGATCCCCTGCGACGGTGGACCCCTCAACGGCCAGGTCGTCGACGTACCGCTGACCCGCGAAGGCCGACCGCCCGAGAACATCACCGCCATGTGGCCGGTCCTACCTGCATGGGCAACCTACGGCGACCCGAACCCCGACCTCATCATCCAGGAACCCCGCCTCCATCACTACGCGCTAGGGCAGTGGAAGTGCGACGTCCACGGACACGAACCCTTCACCGGCTGCCCGCACCTCGAACACCACCTGCGCTACCGGTGAAAAGGTAACCAACACCGCAGATCTCGCACACTAGCCGCCATGACCGTCGACAACGCACTCCGCCGCAACAAGATCGCAGGCATCGTCGCCAGCGCCCAACGCGAAGGCATCGAACGAGCCGCCAAACAAGCCGATCCCACCCGGCCAGTACTCGTCCACGTCAGCACCGTTCTCGCCAACGTCAACGCCATCCTCGCCGCCCTCGCAGGCGAAACCGACATCAACAAGCTGCGCATCGACGCCTTCTCCATGCCGTCCATGGCAATCGCCGCCCTCACCACCACCGCCCAGACCGAGCCCGACGCCCCCGAAGGAACCCCCGCATGAGCAAGCCGAACCCGCTCAAAACCGCCGCCCTCTGGGTCGGTGCCGTAGTGATCGTCGTCGCCCTCGGCGCAGTCCTGATCTTCGGAACCGGCCTGTTCAAGAAGGCAACCGCCAACTTCCGCGGGGACGTCGCAGCCACCGAGAAGATCGTCGCCAACGGCTCCTACCGCATTGCCGCCTACGACCAGTTCTTCGACCTCTGCGCAAGCATCCAGGGCAAGGAGGCGACGCTCGCCGCACTCAAGGCCGAGCAGGCAGCCGGGCTGACCGGCGAACGCGCCTACACCGTCCCCTCGAACATCGTCGCCCTCACCGGCTCCCGCATCGCTGACATCGCCCAGTACAACGCCGACGCAGCGAAGACCGCCACCGCCGGCCAGTTCCAGTCATCCGCCCTGCCGTACCGCCTCGATCCCACCCAGGAGAACACCACATGCGCAAGCTGACCGCCTCCATCGCCGCCGCCGCGGCCGCCGTAGCCGTACTCGCAGGATGCTCATCGAGCCCGTCGACGACCGACTCGGCCAACACCGAACGCGCCTCCGTCGCAGGCACATACGACGGCCTCGTCGCCAAGCAGCCCGCCCACACGATGAGCTACTCGCCGACCCGCGAGACGAAGAACTTCTGGATCGACACCTGGGGCACACCCGGCAAGCTTTCGTACGTCTACCTGCAGGGTGCAGACGGCAAGATCCTCGGCTACTTCATCCTCAAGGGCCTGCCCGTCGACAAGTGCACGAGCCTCGTCCCCACCTTCGATGTGCAGTCCAACTCGAGCGGCGCGATGGTCGTCACCCCGCGCCCGTCCGTCGACGGCACCTACTCGAGCGGGTCCAACTGCTCCACGTACTACGGCGAAGATGCCACCACCGGCGCGTACATCGAATGGACGGCCGGCAGCGGCCAGAACGTCCTGCTGTTCGACCAGCCGATGGCCCGAGCAGCCGGTGCCCCCGCCCTCGGTGCATCGACCCTCGAGTCGGTCCAGAACCTCCCGCAGGGCCCGAAGTGACCGACACGACCCATCACCGGCAGGTCGCCCTCAACCTCGCTCGCACCGGCTCCGACCTGCTCTCCAACGTGCACGCCCTGATCTACGTCGGCGACCAGATCGCCCGCATCGCAGACGCATTCGAGCCGAAGCCGCTCACCGACGAAGAACGCGCCATCGAGATCCAGTACGCACAGGTCAACGAGGCCGAGGCCTATCTGCGTGCCGACATCGCGCGAATCGAACGCGGCGGACCACATCACGCCAGCACCGCCAAGCTCCGCGAGGAACTCGCCACCAACGGCGCATTACGGGCGCGCATCGACGCCGAAGCGGCCCGGCTGCACACCCGGCGACTGCAAGGAGCAGCCCTATGAGCGGCCACTGGGACTGGACGCAGGAACCCGACGACGATCAAACCTTCACCGGCAAGATCCGTCAGCGGATCATCGACGCCTACGAGTACAACCGGAACCCGGTCGGCTTCTGGCGCAGGCTCGGTGTCGGCGCGTACGTGATCCTCGGCCTGTCCTCGCTCCTGAACCTGGTCGTCCTCGACGTCGGCGACCTCGCAATCAACCTCGTGGTCATCGCCGCGCTCGTATGGCTCGACTCGTCGGCCTACCGCAGCGACCAGGCGAAGCAGCCGGTATGAGACGCGGACCCGTCGCAGCCTGGCGGCGCAGGCGCGCCATCCGGCAGAGCGCCCGCGAATGGATCCCCCGGCCGCCCGTCATCGACGGCTACCGGCAGACCCCCGCAACCGAGGAAGGCCCCGCCCCCGGCGAGAACTGGCTGCAGTTCGTAGCCCGAATGCAGGCCGGCGGGACACCGTAATACCCACAGGGTGCGTAACAGAACAGACCCCCGCTGTTTGTTACGCACCCTGTTTCGCGTAACATGTTCACCCGTAGGACGTTCTGCCAAACGACCAAGGGAAACCATGAAACTCACCGCACCCGAAAACGAGAACTACGCAGCCGTCGTAGTCCAGATCAACACCATCCTCGACCTCCCGAACAGCGACTTCCTCGCTGCCATACCGATGTTCGGCTACCAGATCATCAGCAGCAAGAACGTGTTCCAGACCGGACACCTCGCCCTGTTCATCCCCGCCGAGGCCCAGCTCGACCACGACTTCGCCTCCACCAACGACATGTACCGCCATGCGGAACTGAACGCGGACCAGAACGTAACGGGCTACCTCGAGGACAACCGCCGCGTCCGAGCCATCAAGCTCCGCGGCAACCGCTCCGACGCCCTCCTGATGCCCCTGTCGAGCCTGCTGTACACCGGCATCGACCCCACCGAGCTGCAGGTCGGCGACACCTTCGACACCATCAACGGCCACCCGATCTGCCGCAAGTACTACCCGTCGAACTACAAGGCCCCCAGCGCCGGCCGCAACGGCCAGATGCCCGCCGAGCGCACCGACGCCAAGTTCCTGCCCCGCCACTTCGACACCCCGCAGTACTTCCGCTGCAAGGATCAGATCTCCCCGTTCGAGAACATCGTCGTCACCCAGAAGCTCCACGGAACCTCGATTCGCCTCGCCCACACCATCGTTCCCCGCCCCCTGACCCTGCGCGACCGCATCGCCAAGCGCCTCGGCGTCAAGGTCCAGGACACCGAGTACGACTACGTCTCCGCCTCCCGTGGCCGACAGAAGCAGCTGACCGACGACGACATCTGGACCCAGTGGGGTGAGCGCCTCCGCGGCCGCATCCCCGCCGGATTCATCGTCTACGGCGAGATCATCGGCTGGCACCCCGACGGCAAGCCCGTGCAGAAGGGGTACACCTACCGGCTGCCGATCGGCGCATCCGACCTGTACGTCTACCGGGTCGTCCAGGTCACCACGAAGGGACGCGCCACCGACCTGTCGTGGGATCAGATGGTCGAGTTCTGCGCCGAGGTCGGCATCGAAACAGTCCCTGCCCTGTACCGCGGCCGGCACGACTTCATCGAGATCGAGTCCTACATGGACAAGCGGCTCAGCGAGACCCTGCCGTTCCTGGCCGTTCCCCTCGAGGAGGGCACCAAGAAGAACCCCATCGTCGACGAAGGCGTATGCGTCCGCGTCGAGGGCCTGACCCCGCAGATCTTCAAGGCGAAGTCGCCGCTGTTCTTCCAGTTCGAGACCAAGCAGCTCGACGCCGACATCATCGACACTGAGACCGCAGAAGCGCTGGTGGCGGCATGATCACCTCACGCCCCGCCTACGGCGACACGCCCTCGAAAGTCACCCTCGCCGCCGATGGCGAACTGCGCCTCAAGATCGCCGACGAGGCCGATCGCATGGTGCTCCACGAGTTCATCCGCGCCCTCGACGCGAAGATCCCCGACCGCCCGAAGTCCCTGCGCGGCAACGTGAACAAGGACGCCGAGGGAAACCTGCGTGTACGCCTGACCTCCGGCAACGGCCGGCAGAACGGCAAACGCAAGCCGAAGGCTAAGCACTCCCGGCACACCTACATCGTCGCCACCGGTGAGCTCAAGTCCACGTTCGAGGAGACCGAAGTATGAGACTGCGCATGGGCGATCGCCCTGACTACCTCGACCGTAACCCGATCCCGTCGCCGGCCGAGCAGCTCGCCCGCGTCACCCGGCGCATCGAAGCCGAGCAGGCCCCCGCCGCCGAGTCGATCGAGCGGGTGGCAGCGTGAGCGTCGAGTTCTACACCCTCAACCCTGACGACGGAACCGTCACCCAGTCCGACGATCAGCGGATGCAGTTCCCCGCCGGCGAGGAGCACGTCAAAGAAGGCGCTGACAGCGCTCCTGCCGGCCATCGTCGCGTCGTCGTCATCCGAGGTACCAACGCCAACGATTACATGGCAGCTGCGATGTGGGCCTCAGTGCAGCGCGGCCGAGAGCATCCGGTCACCGCCATCGTCCCGTACCTGCCCGGTGCCCGCCAGGACCGCGGATTCCCGTGGGGTGCCGAGATCTACGCCGACCTGATCAACCTCATCAACGCCGACGAGGTCATCTGCCTCGACCCGCACTCCGACGTCGGCCCGTTCTGCACCAACAACGTCGTCGAGATCCCCTCCACCGAGATCGCCGTCGACGCCGCCACCAACTACGCCGAGCTGCAGTACACCGGAATCATCGCCCCCGACAAGGGAGCACGTCGCCGCGCAGCCCACGTCGCCCACGCACTCAAACTGCCGTTCATCCAGGCCGGTAAGAGACGTGACCCCGCCACCGGTGCGCTGTCCGAGTTCGTCTGCCCGAAGCTCGATCCCGAGGGAAACTACCTCGTCGTCGACGACATCTGCGACGGCGGAGGGACATTCGTCGGCCTCGCCAAGGCGATCGACCTCCACCCCGAGCAGCTCGGCCTGTTCGTCAGTCACGGCATCTTCTCCGGCAGCTGGGAGAAGTTCCGCGCCCTGAACGCGCACTACGGCGAGATCTTCACCACCGACTCCTACCACGGCGAACACCTCGCACCCTGGCCCCGGCCGTACCTCACCGTCATCCCCGCCCTGCCCTACCTCCTGAAAGCAGTCAGCCAGTGACCACAGCATCCCCGATCGCCGCCCTGCTCAACACCGACGGCTACAAGCTCGACCACCGCCGCCAGTACCCCGCCGGCACCACCCTCGTCTACAGCAACTACACCAACCGCTCCTCGAGGATCCCTGGCATCGACCACGTCGTCCACTTCGGATTGCAGGCCGCCCTGCAGACCTACCTCGTCGAGGCATTCGAGCCGTTCTTCGCAGCCGACGAAAACGAAGTCGCCGCCCTGTACTTCGACTTCGTCGCCGCCTACCTCGGCCCCGACGCCGCCGAAGCCATCGGCATCGACCACGTCCGCGCCCTCCACCAGCTCGGCTACCTGCCGCTGCTCGTCAAGTCCGCACCCGAAGGCACCCTGCTCCCGCTGCGCGTCCCCTCGTTCACGATCGAGAACACCATCCCCGAGTTCTTCTGGCTCGTGAACTACGTCGAGACCGTCATCTCCGCCGAGTACTGGCATACCGCCACCTCGGCGACGATCGCCCTGCAGTACCGCCGGATCCTCAACGCCGCAGCCATCAACACCGGCGGAGCTATCAAGGACGTCGACTTCCAGGCGCACGACTTCTCCTACCGCGGCCAGACCTCCACCGCCTCGGCCGCCAAGTCCGGTGCCGCGCACCTGACCTCGTTCCTCGGCACCGATAGCCTGCCCGCCCTCGAATGGATCCGCCGCTACTACCCCGGCGACAACGGCCTCGTCGGCGCAGGCGTGCCGGCCACCGAGCACTCCGTCATGTGCGCAGGCCTGCAGGACGGCGAGCTCGCAACGTTCAACCGGCTGCTCGACCTGTATCCGTCGGGCATCGTGTCGGTGGTCTCTGATACGTGGGATCTGTGGAACGTGCTCGACAACATCCTCCCGCAGCTCAAGGATCGCATCCTCGCCCGTGACGGCAAGCTCGTCATCCGCCCCGACTCCGGCGACCCCGAAACCATCCTGTGCGGCGACCGTGACGCCGAGTACGGCACCCCGCAGTGGCACGGCGTAGTCGGCCTGCTGGACAAGCACTTCGGGTCTACCGTCAACCATGCCGGATACCTCGAGCTCAACGAGAAGGTCGGAGCGATCTACGGCGACTCGATCCTTCCCGAGCGCGCCGCAGCCATCACCGCTCGCCTCGAGGAGATGGGTTACGTCTCGACCATCGTCGTCTTCGGCGTCGGCTCCTACAGCTACCAGGGAACCACCCGCGACACGTTCGGCTCGGCCGTCAAAGCGACGTACGTCGAGGTCGACGGCGAGGGCCACAACCTGCAGAAGGATCCCGTCACCGACTCAGGGCTCAAGAAGTCCGCCACCGGCCGCCTCGCAGTCATCGAGACCGACCCCGCGATGGGCGTCGAGCTGATCGAACGCGCCAACCCCCTGGCGATGGAACGTTCGATCCTGCAGCCGGTCTGGCAGGACGGAAAGAACCTGGCCCCGCAGGCATTCCACGACATACGCACCACCCTCGCCCGTCAGCTGTGATCTACACCCTCAGCCTGGACCCGAGTCGCACCGTTCGCGCGGTGCGGCTCGGCCGGCAGTTCGCTTACGAGATCAACCGCGACCTCGGCCTCGACCGCGGCAGCGGCTGGTACGACGACGGCGTCAGCCTCGAACCCAATCGCCGTGACCTCCTCCTCGGCTACGCGGTAATCTCAGCCCACTGGCAAGTGCCCCTCGACGGCCGCAGAACCCGAGTCCCACACGGCTACTGGCTCGTTCGAGGCCCATCCGGTCGCCTGTACGTCTGCGACCACGAAACCTTCCAGAACCACTACTCGGCTGCCACCGAGACAACCCCGAAAGTTGCAGCATGACCGTCTATTTCACGTCCGATCTGCACCTCGGCCACGCGAAAGTCGCCGAACTCCGCGGCTTCGACTCCGTCGCCGACCACGATCGAGCCATCCTCTCGAACATCGTCAACACCCTCGTCAAGAACGATCAGCTGTGGATCCTCGGCGACATCAGCTCCGGCACAAACGCATCCGAGACCCGCGCGCTCGACAAGCTCAACGATCTGACGCCGTTCTTCGACCTGCACCTGATCGCCGGCAACCACGACACCTGCCATCCGTACAACGTCGGGTCGCACATCCGGTCAGAGAAGTTCCTCGAGGTCTTCCGGTCGATCAACACTCTCGGCCGCCGCAGAGTGCCCGGCGTCGGCAAGGCATGGCTGTCGCACTTCCCGTACCGCGGCGATGGAGATCGCGGCCCCGAGGAGCGGTACAGCGAGGTTCGGATCGCCGACAACGGCGACTTCCTGCTCCATGGCCACCTGCACACCACCGACATCTGGACCGGTCCCCGCAGCCTCCATATCGGCTTGGACGCATGGGATCTCAAGCCCGTGCACCTCGATGTCGTCAACGCGATGATCCAGGAGAAGGTAGGGGTGAACGCAGCATGACCACATCGAGCCGCGTAGTACTCGCCGACCTGGCGATGAACGCCGTCTACGACGAACACAACCGGGCCGTCTCGAAGTTCGAGCCGTTCAACTCCGCGCACGAAGGCTGGGCGGTGCTCCGCGAGGAAGTCGACGAGCTGTGGGACGAGGTCAAGGCCGACTCGCACGCGACCGCTGTCGGCGAAGCGATCCAGGTGGCAGCGATGGCGCTGCGATTCATCACAGACATCGGCGCGAAGCATGGCGTCACTCCCGAACAGGGCCGTCAGGCAATGAAACTCAAGAAGGCAGGCATCGCAGCATGAGCAACGCAATCACCACACTCCTCGAAGTGGTCCCCGCAGGCGGCTCCGTAGTCGATGCAGACGGCGACATCTGGACGAAAGATGGCAGCGGGGACTTCACGTACTCGAACCCCTACGGCCGCACGGTCGTGTGCGACGCCGACAGCTTCATCGCCCGCTATGGCATCCGTTCAGTCCCCGAAGCTCAGCCGAACCTGCTCGAGGGGACCGAACGGTTCATGCTCGCCGCCGGCCAGCCCATCGCCGACGTCCCCGGCATCCCCTCGGCGAAGTCGATAGCGAACCGTCTCGCCATGCTCCTCGAGGAAGTCGGCGAACTCGCGCAGGGCATCGGCTTCTCCGGCCTCCTCGACGCCACCCTCGCCGTCCAGGATCTCCCCCGCGAAAGCCTCGAGGGCCGCATCCAGCAGTTCATCTCCGAGGGATTCTTCGACGTCCCCGACGTCACCGACGCCTACAACGACATCATCGTCATCTCGCAGGGCGGCGCACTCGAAACGGCCGGCAGCAAGGGAACTCGCCTCACCCAGGCCGAAGTCACCCGCGCCAACGACGACAAGGTCAACGGCAAACATGGCCCCACCCAGTGGGCAGGCGAGCCGAAGAAGTCAAAGGTGCTCAAGCCCGAGGGATGGCAGGGCCCCGACGTCGTCGGCGCACTCACCGAAGCCGGATGGGTCGTGGCGATCTGATGTCCACCACATTCGAGGTCGAAGACGACCTGTCCTGGGATCAGGTGTCGCTCAAATCCTCCACCCGCACGGGCAGGCGGCACGGCAAGCGATTCCTCGCCATCGACTACGCCGCAACCGAAGACCTGATCGACAACTACCAGTTCTACCGCCAGGTCGGATGGTCGGTGAATCGAATCTGCAAGCACCTCAACGTCTCCGAGGACACACTCAGGGTCACCCTCTCCCGCGCCGGCATCAGCTCTGCGGAGGAAACGCCCGACACCCCGCGGCTGCGGGCAATCCTCGAACGGCTCATCGACTCCGGTGAGTCGTTCATCAGCACAACGCTCCCCGATGGCTTCGACGAGAACACCGTCAAGATGCTGATCGTGGAAGCGTCTCGTGCCGGTCGGATCGCGAGGGTCGGTCAGCGCAGGTCGGAAACCGGTGGAGTCCAGTACATCTGGCGGGGCACCGCCGCAATCGAAAAGGAACAGCAGGCATGACGCAGGTTGCAGTACTCGATGTCCAGCTGATCGCGCACACGGTCTTCATCCCGCCGACGTTGCCGGCCGACGACGACGGCCATCGTGAGGCGATCTTCATGCCCGATTGGTCGAACGCGGTATCGGAGGATGGCCCGTACGACGGCCAGGCCCTCGCCGAGTTCGCCGGCCGCGCCTGCTATCAGTCGTTCGAGAAGAGCAACGCGAAGACGCGGGCGAACGCCGACTACCTGCTCAACATCTTGAAGCAGAAGCACGGCTCAGTCCTCGAGCACGCATCGGTTTCGTTCTATCTGCAGGGCGTCAGCCGGTCCCTCACCCACGAGCTGGTGCGTCACCGTCACTTCTCGTATTCGCAGCTCTCGCAGCGGTACGTCGACTCGTCCACCGCGAAGATGGTCATGCCACCCGCCTACGAGGGCGACGAGACCCTCACGGCAACCGCCATCGACGACTTCCGTGACGCATTGCTCGCCTACGACACCGACGTCGCAGCCCTGACGGCGAAGGGCCTCGGCAAGAAGCAGATCCGCGAAGCCGCCCGCCATGCCCTCCCGAACCACACCGAGACCCGCCTCGTCGTCAGCGGCAACTACCGGGCGTGGGTCGAGTTCCTGATCAAGCGCGACAACCCGGCAGCCGACGCCGAGATCCAGCGTCTCGCGCGCGAGATCGGCGCTCAGCTCGCCGTACACGCCCCGAACGTCTTCGGCCCTACCGCGAGGGCGGCGTGGGATGATTCGGCCGCTCAGGAACCGGCCAGGGCATGAGCGATCACCGCATCCACTGCACTTGTGGCCGTTTCATCAGGGCGTCGTCGTTTCGGGACCACGGGCCCGACGTGACCGGTCAGTCACTCTGCTCGTGGCACTGCTCGTCCTGTGGCGACATGAGGCAGTACCTGTGACCGCCACTCAGCGTGGCCGATGGAAGTACCGGTGGTGGCATCGGCTCGCCGGCCACCGCGTCCAGGGCGACTTCTGCGTCACCTGCATCTGCGCGTGGAACTACCAGCGCGGGTGCCTGGCGTGACCGCAACACTCTCGATCCGCGGTGCCGATGACAGTGAGTGGCATGTCATCGGCACCGTCGGCGAGGTCAAGTTCAGCCCCGCCGAGGTATTCACCGCACCCGCGATGACGACCTTCTCGAAGTACCTGACATGGACGAACCCGTTCCTGCCGGCCGAACCCACCCGCCCGACGATCCGACAGGCGCTCGTCAAAGCATTTTGGGAGAAGCAGCCGCGCTGGCAGGTGCCCGACTACCCGTTCGATGACTGGCCGCCCACCTATGAGCCGCCCGTCGAGTCCTTCCACATCTGGACCGACGACACGAGCTGGCGGCCGCGGCACCACCTCTACTGGCGGCCGTGCACCTACTTCGAGCACTTCAACGCCGTCGCCCACCGCATCACCACCGCCGAACACCGGCGTTGGCTGATCGAGTCAGTTCCAGACCACAACCACTACCGTCTGCACCTGCTCCGCAAAGCGAAGCTGACACTCGCCGAGTTCCTGCAGATAAAACCCGTGCACGTGCAGTGGAACTCGAACATCCCCACCGGCCGCCCCCAGTTCACTCGACGCGGCCGGCACTGACGAAAGAAGCCCGCTGTGCCCGTCTACACCGCACCGCCAGGAACGCCGCTACCTCGCAGCGTCGACGCCTTCCCCGTGTCCTGGCAGGAGCCGTTACAGGCGATCACAGCGGGCTTTCGTCAGCTCGGCGAGGTTCTCCGCGCACAGATCTCGACCATCAATGGCGCGACCACCGCACTCGCGGCCGCAGCGACACCCGAGCCGAAGCACACCCCGCCGTTCTGGGCGATCAACCCCACCAAGCAGAAGAGGGCATGACATGGCACGCATAGGCATCGACCTCGACGGCGTCCTGTACCCGTTCGGGGATGTCTTCCGCACCTTCATGGTCAAGCACATGCACTGGCCGAAAGACCTCTGCGGCGAGCAGACCGAGTGGCACTTCTACGAGAAGTGGGGCCTGTCCGCTGCCGGCTTCAAAGCCATGTGTGACCGCGCAGCCAACGAGAACCGGCTGTGGAGTGGGGCAGTCCTGCAGAACTCCGATCGGGTCGCTCTCGGTCGCCTGCAGGCTGCCGGCCACACCCTCCACATCATCACCGACCGTCAGTTCGGCGCGCACCCCGCCATCAGCCACTCAGCCACCGCAAACTGGTTGCTCGCCAACACCGTCCCGTACGACACCCTCACGTTCTCCGGCGATAAGACGATCGTCGCCACCGATTACATGATCGACGACAAGCTCGAGAACTACGACGCCCTGTACGCCACCGGGTGTGAGCCCTACCTGCTCAATCAGCCGTGGAATGCCGACGACGAGGAGGAAGCGAACAGCTACGTCCGCCGTCGAGTCAACACCCTCGGCGAGTTCGCCAACACCGTCATCAACGCCGAAAAGGAAACCCTCGCAGCATGACCGCCACCGTCACCCCGCTCCGCGAAGCCCGCACCCCCGCAACGCACCCCGAGAAGTTCGACACCGGCGAGGTCCGCTTCGACGACGGAGAGGTCCGCTCCGTCTCGGCCACCGGCGGCGAAAAGGGAACCAAGCTGGCCCGGTACAGCCTGATCCCCGCCGCAGCCCTCCGTGAGCTCGCCGAGCATTACGGCCGAGGCAGTCAGAAGTACGCCGACAACAACTGGCGACTCGGCTACGAATGGAGCAAGTCCCTCGACGCCCTGCAGCGGCATCTCGGCCAGTTCGCCGACGGCGAGGACTTCGACGAGGAGACCGGCTCGAAGCACATCATCGCTGTCGCCTGGCACGCGATCGCCCTGGCGACGTTCATGGATGAGCACCCGAAGTTCGACGACCGGTACTCGACGGTCAAGGCTCGCGAGGCGACCTCGGCCGAGCTCGAGAAGTTGAAAACGATGGCCCAGTATCTGCCCCTGGCGCACGGCGGCCGGGCGGCATGACGCTCGTCAGCCGCTGGATCCGACGCCGAGCCCGACAACGCCTCTCCTACGCCCGAGCAGTCGGAGGCGTCATCGGCTGGGTGATCTGCCCCCGCTGCTACGGCGAAGTCAACGGCCCCCTCCTCCGGCATCTCCACCTCTGCCCGCGCCCGCTGATCTGACGGGACATCGCACGGGACCAATACGGCCGGGACAACCTGTTGGTCGAGATAGTCAAATCCGAACGGCCGCCGCAACAATCATCGCCATGACGGCAACAGTGACCTCGATCAACACCCGACTCAAGCCGATGAGCGACCTCTTCCAGGGCTACGCGCCGGGTGACGCATTCGAGCCTGTTCGGCCGGCACGCGCGCAGTACGAGGTGACACATCTCCACTTCGATGTCGAGGATGGTTGGTCAATCGAACTCAAGCGTGCCGGCCAGTCGTCAACCACCGCAACGCAACCCGCTCTGCGCGACCTCCCCCGCGATGTGCGCGCCGCCCTCCTCGAGTTCCTCGGCGTGAACCCCGAGCTGGCAGCTGGGCTGGCAGCAGCATGAGCGCCGTCGATGTACCGAACCATCCCGCCAACGATGGCCGCGGCAAGCCCGAGCTCGAATGCCCCGCCTTCCGCAACGTCCAGGCCCCCCTGTCCTGTGGGCCCGATCATCTGAACACGACGGCCACGCAATGGCGTGTCGACTGCTCACTCGAGGTCGGCCACGCCACCCTGCACACCGATCCGTCGGGTGCGACCTGGGAGTCGACGACATGCTGAAACGTCTCCTACGTCGACTGCTCGGCATCAGCGAACCAGTCAGCGATCCCGTCCTCGTTCGCGTCTGGGACCGCGACTGGAACCTGCTCGCATCATCGGATGACCGCAACCTCGCCGACATCGTCGCATTCCACACCCCCGAGCAGGTCGTCAACGTCACCCTCGATCAGGACTACGCCTTCGGCAGCCGGCACTACCGCCTCATCGCCCGCATCGACGAACAGAAGTGGACGAAACCAGCATGAGTCGCCGCCGTAAACCGTTCCGTGCCATCGGATCGTCAATCCTCGACTCGATCATCTTCGTGATCACCCTGCAATGGCTGGACGACATCCTGTGACCGCCCCGGCCGTCCCCAACCGGCAGAGGTTCTGCGTGTGGAGTGCCGGCCGAACCCTCCACATCACCGACACCGCCTGGCGAGCGAAAGCATGGGCCGACACCTACGAGGTCGCCCACCCCGGCGCGGTCTGCACGGTGAAGCCATGCTGACGCCCTCCGAGAACGCGTACCGCGAGCTGCGCCTGTTCGGCTGGATCCTCTTCGGCTGCCTCGGCATCGGGGCCTGGCTCGACTGGATCTCCCTACCGTTCTACGTCATCGCCGCGCCGCTCTGGATGCCACCCCTGCTCGTCATCGCCCTCGCCTACATCGGCGCATTCATCTGCGCTACAGCCGATCAGATCGACAGGATTCGCGCGTGATCGACCGCGCGTTCGCCGAGCTGGCCGACGCGATGATCGACACGATGCGCTCCGTCCGCGAGATGGAGAAGTCCGTGCGTACCGCGGCCGCCCCGAATCCCTGGCTGATCGACGTTGCCGCGCAACGCCGCCCGAGACACCACCGAAAGTAGACCCCTGATGGCAACCAAGCATGGCGTCAACTACAAGTACACCGCCGGCCACAAGCTGATGCCGCTCGACAAGGCCTTTCGGGATGCGACTGCACTGGCCTCCGCTCTGCATCCCGATCAAACCATCGGGGACGCAACGAAGCTCGCCGCACGTCTCGGCTACGACCTGGTGCTCACCCACGTCGAGCGCACACCGCCTCAGCAGCCGAAGGCGTACGCCCGCCCGTGGGGCCTGCCGGCCGAGCAGCCGATCGTCCTCCACACCAACGAACAGAGGTAGCACCCACATGGCACACCACCCCGGCACTCAGCATCTCCTCGACCTGTTCGAGTACAAGCACCTACCGCCGCACCTGCAGATCATCTCGCAGGAGATGGCCGAAGCCGCCACCTACATGGCCGAGAACCTCGGCGGCGGCCCCGAGCTGACGACCGGCCTCCGCAAGCTGCTCGAGGCGAAGGACTGCTTCGTCCGCCAGGCCGTCATCGACGAACGTCAGGCCATCGCCGGCGCGCGCGAGGCTATCGGCGACGCACGATCGGCGGCCGCAGCATGATGCGAATCGGCCTCACCACACCCCTGTTCCTGATCTTTCTCGTGCTCAAGCTGACCGGCTTCGTCGACTGGTCCTGGTGGGCCGTCACCGCGCCCCTGTGGGTCGTGCCGGCCGTCATCTTCATCCTCTGGGCATCGGTCAAGCTGACCGCCTCGGTCGGCCTGGCGATCCTCGACTTCGTTGATCGACGCAAGCGGCGGACCTGATGCGGTACTGGTACGACACCGAGTTCCTCGAGGACGGCCGCACGATCGAGCTGATCTCCATCGGCATCGTCGCCGAAGACGGCCGCGAGTACTACGCCGAGAACCTCGACGCCGACTACGACCGCATCAACCGCCACCAATGGCTCGCCGACAATGTCGTCCCGCAGCTCGACCTCAAGCAGTACGGCACCCCGAAGTACTGGATCGCGCAAGAGGTTCAGCTGTTCCTCGCCCCGCTCGCCGAGATCAGCACCCCCGAAGGGCCACGCATCCACGTACGCGGCGGCCCCGAACTCTGGGCCTGGTACGGCGCGTACGACCACATCGCCCTCGCGCAACTGTTCGGCACGATGCTCGACCTCCCCGACTTCGTCCCGATGTGGACCAACGACCTCCGCCAAGAGCAGCACCGCCTCGGCAACCCCGTACTCCCCAAGCAGCCCGCCGGCCTCCACAACGCCCTCGCCGACGCCCGACATCTCAAGGTGCAGCACGACTTCCTGCGCACCGTCTACCCGTAAGGAACCCACCCCTGATGCCCGAGACCCTGCCGATCTCCGACCTCAACCTCTTCCACAAGAACCCCCGCAAGGGCGACGTCGCCGCCATCTACGCCAGCCTCCGCGCCAACGGCCAGTACGTGCCGATCGTCGTCAACAAGGGCACCTACACCGGCCGCCCGAACGAGGTGCTCAAGGGCAACCACACCCTCAAGGCCCTGCGTGATCTGGCCGAGAACTTCCCCGACGAGGACAAGTGGCAGAACCCGCTCATCCACTTCGTCGACGTCGACGACGACCGCGCCGATCGCATCGTCCTGATCGACAACCGGTCCTCCGAGAAGGGCTCGTTCGACGACCGGCTGCTCCTCGAGCTGCTCGCCGATCTGCCCGATCTCGACGGCACCGGCTACGACCAGGGCGACATCACCGCCCTCGAGGAGATCGTCGGCGGCGCACCGTCACTCGACGATCTGCTCGACGAAGTCGGCGACCCCACCGAAGAGGACGCGCTGGTCAACCTCTCGTTCAAGATCGACCCCGACACCAAGCGGGCCTGGACCGATCACCGCAAGAACTACTCGGACGACGACAGCGCGCTCCTGAGTCTCCTCGAGCAGTGATCCCGGCACCGAGGAACGCACTGGTCTCGTTCCACTACTTCTCCAAGTACAACCTCGATCGGCTTGCCGGCCTCCGTCTGATCGGCGACTCCGGTGCCTTCTCGGCCGCCAGCCAGGGCGTCACCATCACCCCGAAAGATCTCGCAGGCTGGGCCCGCCAATGGTCGCACCGCCTCGCCTGGGTCGCCTCCCTCGACGTCATCGGCGACGCGGCCGGCACCCGAAAGAACTGGCACGAGCTGGTCGACATCCACGGCATCGAAGCCGTCCCGACGATCCACTTCGGCGCTCCCCCGACCGATCTCGACTACTACGGTCAGCGTGGCGTCGACTTCGTCGGGCTCGGCGGCATGGTCGGCCACAAGTCGTCGAAGGACAAGCTGCTCCGCTGGATCGTCCAGGTCATGCGGTACGCCCGCGACAACTGGCCGGCGATGCGCTTCCACGGCTGGGGTGTCACCGCCCCGCAGCTGATCCGCGCCCCGTTCTTCTCCGTCGACTCGAGTGGCTGGGCGGCCGGCATGATGTTCGGCCGCCTCACCGTCTCCGACCCGACGTCGAAGCGGGACATCAAGATCGCCCTCAACGGCAAGGATGCCTACCATCCCGAGCCCGCGCGGATCCTGCGTGATCACTACGGCATCAACCCGTCGGCGATCGCTACCTCGTCGGGCGCGAATAGGGCCGATGTAGTCCGGGCCTGCGCGCTGTCGGCGTCGGTGGCCGAGATGCGTATGCGCAAGATGCATCCTGTTATCTCCGCGCCGGTTTGGGGATCTCGGATCCTCGTCGACGCGCCCGTACCGACCCCGGCTGATGGGCCGCATCAGCACATCGTCGCTGGGGCGTCGGGTAACACGCAGCTCGACTTCCTCGCCGACAAGAAGGTCGACGGCCCGCACATGCACATGGCATCGACGGCGACCCCGTACCTCGAGCAGATGTCCGCCGAGGCTGGCCCGCACCAGCACATGGCGATCAAGTCCGATCAGGGTGAGGTCATCGCCCCGATGGTCCGCCAGGAGGACGGCCCGCACCTGCACCTCGCATCGTCGGCCGCCGAAGACCTCGAACGCGCCCGTGACGCCAACGGCCCACACATGCACCTGGCGACCACTGCCCGCGACACCGAAACGAACGGCCTGACAGGCCTCCTCGAGGAGAGATCCGCGTGACCCTACTCAGACGTATCGGCCGGGCCGTGATGGCCGGTCTGATCGCAATCAGCGCCACTCACACGCCCCTGGCAGCCGCCTACGCGGACGCCTACGCCCCGAAAGGCCCCACACCGTGACGTACTCACCCCTCGTCCTGCTCTCCGGCGGCATGGACTCCTCCACTGCGCTCGCCAACGCGCTCATCGACCCCAACGACCCCGATCGCATCGTCGAAGCCTCCGCCGTCTTCGTCGACTACGGTCAGCGGCACATCGTCGAGTACCAGTCCGCTCAGAAGGTCGCCGCACACTACGGCGTACCCCTGACACGCCTCGACCTCACCACGTTCGGCGCATCGGTCAAGTCCGCGCTGACCCGCGACGAGGTCGACGTCCCGCACGGCCACTACGCCGACGACAACATGGCGATCACCGTCGTACCGAACCGCAACGCCACCATGCTGATGGCAGCAGCCGGCATCGCAGCCAGCCGCGGCCACACCTCGGTCGTGACGGCCGTTCACGCAGGCGACCACGCCGTCTACGCCGACTGCCGCCCCGAGTTCATCACCGCGATCTCCGAGGCCTCCCAGCTCGGCTGCGGCGTCGAGATCGTCGCCCCCTTCGTCGCCATCACCAAAGCCCAGATCGCCGCCCTCGGCTTCAAGCTCGGCGTCCCCTACGCCCTGACCTGGTCCTGCTACGAGGGCGACGCTGCCGGCCACTGCGGCCGCTGCGGCACCTGCGTCGAGCGCGCGGCCGCCTTCGATGAAGCTGGCGTCACCGATCCGACTGTGTACAAGGATCCGCAGTTCTGGCGCGACGTGATCGAAGAGAAGGGCCGCTAGATACTGAGACATGCCGCCTCCCAAGGATCCTGAGAAGCTCGCCGAATACCGAGAGAAGATGCGCCGCATCGCATTAGAGCGCGGTTACGGCAAGTGGATGACCGGTAAGAAGCTCTCACCCGAGACGATCGAGAAGGTTCGCGAGGCGTCCATCAAGGCCGGTAACGACCCTGATGAGCGTCAGCGCCGATCCGACCGAGCCATTGCTGGCGGCTACGGCAAATGGATGGAAGGCAAGACTCTATCCGCCGAGCATCGCGCCGCCATCGGAGCGGGCGTCTCAGGATCCTACGAGGAACGCTACGGCGACCGCGCCGAAGAGGAACGCGCCAAACGTCGCAACGGTAACCGCGAGCGATGGGTCGACGTACCCCGCAAGCCCCAGCGTGACAAGCACAACGCCGATCACCGCTACAAAGATTGGCGCACCGCAGTCTTTCAGCGAGACGACTACACCTGCCGTGAATGCGGCCAGCGTGGCGGTCATCTCCACGCCCACCACATCCTCCGGTGGGCGACACACCCCGAAGCCCGATATGACGTCGACAACGGCCTGACGCTGCACGAGACATGTCATCGGGCACTCCATAAGCGAGAGGATTCACGCAAGAGTGACACTCCAAATAACGGTTTCCCATAACGCCGAGACCGCCCACCGCATCCCCGGCCTGCCCGGCGGCGGCGCGAAGTGCGGCAACGTCCACGGCCACAGCTTCTGGATCGAGTGGACCTTCGCGGTCCCCGACGTCGCGGCCGGCAACGGTGCCGAGTTCTCGAATATCAAGTCCGAGCTGCGAGGTTGGGTCGACGAGCACCTCGACCACGGGTTCGTGGTCAAGCGGGGTGACTTCGTCGGCGAATTCCTCGAGGAGCACGGCATGAAAGTGCTGTTCCTCGAGGATCATCCGACGACCGAGGCGCTGGCGGAGAAGCTGGCCGACATCGCCGTCTTCCTTCTGCCCGACCTCGAGCTCGTGAAGTGCCACGTCCAGGAGACCCGAGTCAACGCAGCGACGTGGGTCCGGTGACCGCCGTCGACCTCGGACTCGAACTCCGCCGGTACAACCCCGGCAGCCAGACGCTCCCGACGTCCGAGCAGTTCGGCCCCACCATCCAGGGCGAAGGCCCCCTCGCCGGCCGCCTCGTCCAGTTCGTGCGCTTCGGCCTGTGCAACCTCTCCTGCAGCTGGTGTGACACCCCCTACACCTGGGACACGACACGGTTCGACATCAAGGCCGAATGCCCGCCGAAGACCGCGCAGCAGATCGTCGACGACGCCCTGCCCGGCGTCATCATGGTCATCTCCGGCGGCGAACCGCTCCTGCATCAGGGTCGGCCGGCATGGGAGTACGTGCTCAAGGGCCTCGCCGAGAAGGGCTGCGAGATCCAGCTCGAAACGAACGGCACGATCTTCCCGAACGCGGTCACCCGCCGCTACGTCGACCATGCCTCGATCTCCCCGAAGCTGGCGAACGCGGGAGATCACCGCGGCCGCAACGCCGCCCTGACCCCGCTGTGGTCCGCATTCGTCAACTCCGACCCCGCTCCCGGCCACGCCCGCTGGCCGCTGCAGCGCAACGCCGCCCTCAAGTTCGTCGTCGCCGACGCCGACGATGTCCGCCAGGCCGTCGACTACGCCAACGACCACAACTGGCCGCTCTCGCAGACCTGGGTGATGCCCCTCGGCACCAGCACCGAAGAACTACAGGCCCGCTGGCCCGAGATCGCCCGCACAGCAGCAGATCTCCACATCAACGCCACCCATCGCATCCACGTCCTCGCCTTCGGCGACGTGAAAGGAACCTGACCATGACCGCACCCGCCGGCTACCTGATCACCGACCCGCAGCCGAAGCTCCGCGGCCCCATCTCCTACGAGGAGGCAGCCCGCGTCATGGACCAGGCCGACGCCGAAGCCGAGCTCGAGCGCGCCGCACTCGCAGCGCGGGACGCGGTCGCAGCGCAGGACGCACAGGCCGAGTACACCAGCAACCTGCAGGCCGCAGCCGCCGCCGTCGGAGATCTCCTCGCCGCCTTCAACATCGACGAAGGCGACCACACCGCCGACACCCCCAACCGCGTCGCCAAGGCATGGACCACCATGCTCAAGGGCTACGGCGAGGATCCGTCCATCCACCTCGAAAAGACCTTCTCGGCACCGAACGAGCCTGGCCCGGTGATCGTTTCGGGCATCCGGCTGATCTCCACCTGCGCACACCACCTGCTTCCGTTCACCGGCTACGCCACCGTCGCCTACCGCGCAGCACCCGGCCAGAACGTCGTCGGACTGTCCAAGCTCGCCCGCCTCGTCGACGGCTACGCACGCCGCCTGCAGGTACAGGAACGCATCGGCGATCAGATCGTTTCCGCGTTGGTTGACAAGCTCAATCCGATGTGGGCGTGTGTCATCATCACCGCGTCGCATCAGTGCATGACGATCAGAGGCGTTCAGGAAGCGAACGCCGAAACCACCACACGTTCCGTCAGGGGCGCGCTCATCGGCGACGATCTCGCCGTCGTCACAGCAGCGCACCGGGACAGTCTCCGAAAGGGATAGACAGGCATGGCCGGCAACAGAACCCGCGGGGACGCGATCCTCAACGTGATGCAGACCCTCCGCTCCGCCGAGATGACCGTTCACCCGAACGTCAAACCGTCGGAGTTCGATCGAGCTCACTCGGTCATCATGGCCCTGCAGCGCGCCGGGTACGTCAAGTTCAAGACCGTAGGTACACCGGCCAGATGACCGCTCCTGCATCGGGAGTCCTCGACAAGCTGCAGCGCCGCACCCTGATGAAGATCCTCGAGCAGGCACCCGACCGGCTCGAGGATCTCGACATCACGATCACCCGCACCGACAGCATGGCCCCCGAGCGACTAGGCTCCTCCGGCCACACCGTCCGCGTCGTACCGTTCAATCAGTCAGCGTCGGACGTACGGATCGCGTTCGAGAAAGCTCTGCGGGTCTACGCCCTGCGGGTCGCGATCGTCGTCGGCGAGAAGGCCCCCGAGACCCCAGCGGCGAAGTCGCAGTTCCTGTTCCGGCACCTGCCGTCCATTGCTGACGATGCGCCGTCGATCGAGGGTATCTACTCGGCGATCGTGGGAGCAGCCGACAAAGCTCGCCGGGCGATCGACAGCCCCCTCGAGCGGGTCTACGTCGGCCACTGCAACAAGTGCGACCGAGGCCTGTACGCCATCAAGGACTCCGAGACGACGTCGTGCCGTACGTGCGGGACGAAGTACTCGGTCGACGAATCCCGCGAGGACATACTGGCGGCCGCGAAAGACTACGTCGCCACCCCGTACCAGCTCGAAAAGTTCCTGCCCCACTTCGCCGGCCGACCGATCAAGGCGTCAGCGATCCGCAAGTGGGCCGAGCGAGGCAAGATCACCGGCATCAGATCCGGCGGCGAGACGATGTACCGCATCGGCGACGTCATCGCCCTACATAAGGCGTCAGCGGTAGCCGAAGCCGCTTAGCAGTTGCCGGCCAGCTCGACGGCCTCGGCGACGTCAGCTGCGGAACCGCCCGCATCGACCGCCGCGCCCTGATACATCTTCACCGTCGCCTCGATCGCCTCCTGCTGGGAGACCTCGCCGTCACTGAACGGGGCCATCGACGATCGGATCTCGGCGACCTGATTGCACACGTCAGCCTGCTTGTCGTCGCCCGAAACAGCCTCGACGGGTGCAGCATCGGGCGTCTCGGCCGGCACGGCAGGGGCTGCTGCGGTCGCGGTACGGGGGAACCACTTCTGCACCGACGTAGCCGCCGATGTCGCCGCCTCGTCGTCACCGGAGGAGCATCCGGCGAGGATCATCGCGCACGCCGCAGCGGCCGTCGTTACGCGGAATAGGGCTGTTGTTCGCACGCCACATTAAAGCGTCACCCGGTAGTTGAATGCAAAAAGGCCCCCCTGAGCGCACTAGGGGGGGCCTTTCTGTCGGCTGGTTGCAAGCATCCGCGCCGAACCCACCCATCTCAGCCACGGTGCAGGGGCCGAAGCTGAGCGGGCGGGTCAAGAGCTACAAGTAGCCGTCCCCCCCTGTGTCAGTCAGGGGTATTGACACTACCGCATCGGGTAATCGTCTGGCGGCGTTGACATGTCATTCAGGTATCGGACTCCGTAGATGCCGCCCATGTCGCCTTCTGCGAGTAGCCGCTCCTCGTAGTCGGCGCGGCCGGCAATGAGTCGGTGCTCTGCTTCTCGCCGTTCGACGTATCGGCCGATGGTGTAGAAGAATGCGAGAATCATTGCGGCCGCCAGGGTTACGGCCAGGGTTGAGCCGATCACGGCTAGGTTCGCCCAGACCCAGCTGCCGATTCCGAACAGGGTCGCGATGACGAACAGGGCGGGTAGGTCGCTGCTTCTGTGTGTGCGGGATCGGCTCATGTCGATGATGATTACATACCGGGTATGTGACTGGCACCTTTGTCGTGTTGGTCGAATAGTCAAGGGCGTCACATCAATCCTGATAGGCTCCCGACCGTAGGCGAGAGTCTGACCAACATCCTCTCCCTCCCTTTTCTCCCCGGCCGCAGGGCCAAACCCGCAAATGAGACATCGGCGCCCGACTGCGCGCTACCCAGCGGAGTACACCGGGGAATCCACGTCGCGGGATAGCTCAGTCGGCCAGAGCGCCGGTCTCATACGCCGGATGTCGCGGGTTCGATCCCCGCTCCCGCAACCACTCCCCCTACCCCGCCAGTCTCGGCGGCTGGCCGAATCCAAACAGAGGAACACCCCAATGGCTCCGAAAAAGGGCGTCATGCCCCCCGCATTCGCAAAGAACGCCGCCGCCAAGAAGGCAGCCGCCGGCAAGAAGCCCGCCGCCGGTAAGGCTGATCTCCCGCCGTTCCTGGCCGGCAAGATCGCCGCAGCCGGCAAGGCCGCACCGAAGAAGGCGGCCCCTAAGAAGGCAGCTCCGAAGAAGCCGGGCCGCTGATGGGCAAGCCACTCTCCGCAGCTCACAAGGCTGCGATCTCGAAGTCGCTCAAGGCCCGTAACGGCGGCAAGTCGAGCCCCTCGGCCCCTAAGCTCGGCGGCCGAAAGCTCGGCGGCGCGAAGCTCGGTGGTGCGAAGCTCAGCAAGCCCGCTGCGCCGGCCGCACCGAAGTCGGACAACTCCGAGCTGCACTCGAAGCAGCGCGCCCAGGTACTCAAGGGGCTACGCACCCGCGGCACAGGCACGTTCGACCGCAAGCAGGTCCGCGACGCCCTCGACATCAGCCCGCGTGACTTCAACCGCGCGATCAAGGAACTGCAGGATCAGGGAGCGATCTCGACCTCGCAGCGCCGCATCACCATCAGCTGAAAGCGCCTCTCGGACGCGAATATCCGAGACATTGGCCCGTAGCTCAGATGGCAGAGCGCGCGACTGTTAATCGCGATGTCGCAGGTTCGATCCCTGCCGGGCCAGCAAGGCGGCGTCCTCACCCTGACCGGTCACCGACGCCGCCCTCCTTCTTGGGTGAGGGGATCGTGATGCCGCCGTAAACGGCATTCCCCCTTCGCATGACCGTGCACAGTCAGCGACGTTTGGCAACGCCCCCCTGCTGGCCCGGTGCTCGCGAATCGGGTCTCCTTCTCCCGTCGGCTAATTGGCAGGCCGCCTCGCTCTGGACGAGGTAATCGAGGTTCGAGTCCTCGCGGGAGAGCGGGTGGCGACTCCACATTCTTACGCCCGCCTGATCCCCGTCAAGGATCACCGACCCGCCCCTTTAGCTCAGTTGGTAGAGCTGCGGACTCTTAATCCGTCGGTCGATGGTTCGAGTCCATCAGGGGGCACACCCACCGCGACCCCTTGTGGGCGTGGTCTTTACCCGTGGATGTTGCTTAGTCAGGCCCAAAGCGGCGGTCTCCAAAACCGTTATCGCAGGTTCAAATCCTGCCATCCATGCCAAATGGCTCGACGACCGTAGAAGCCGGTCGGTCATCAATAAGCCGACACAGCCTGCGAGCGGTTGGGGTCGACCTAGGTACTGCACCGCCTCGAGATCTTTGAGTGCACCGCACTGCGCGCTTGGTTCAAACGACGCGCAATACAAAATATCGGCCCGCAGACGAATCGGGGGCACTGCGCACCAAACGCCCAGCCAGACAGCGGCACGCCACCGGACACCGAAACCATCAGACAGCCGGTTCGAGCCTGCCGCCCAATATCGCCCCGACTCCCGAGATCGGCACGGCCTCCACAAGAGCGCCGGTAAGACCCTCGGTCGAGTCGGGGCGCACCCAACTTCCATGCCGGCCGCAACGCCACCGCCCAACGCTCGCCACACCGAACCCCGCATTCGAGCTGATTGCGCGCGGACCAGGCCGCCCGGCCCGCATGGACCCCAACCCAATTCCGACCCCGAAGAGGCCCACAGAGGACTCCGAAACGCAGTGGATAACGGACGCCAGGAGCGCCTATCCCCGAGCTGAAAGGAGGCCCCGTTGGCAAGGTCGAAAACCTCACCCGCAGCTATCGAACGCGCACAGCGTCAAGAGCAGGCCCTCCAACTCCGACTAGCCGGTGCCACCATCCGCGCCATCGCCGGCCAGATGAAGATCTCCAAGTCCACCGCTCAGCGGTACGTCGCCGAGGCGATCGAAGAGATCAAACGCGAACCCGCACAGCAGGTCGTCGACATGGAGCTGCAGCGCCTCGACGCGATGCTGCTCGGCATCTGGAAAGACGCCCGATCCGGTGACCTCAAAGCCATCGGTGCCGCGCTCAAGATCATGGAGCGTCGAGCGAAGTACCAGAACCTCGACCAGGCAGTAGCCCCTGACACCGACGCCGAGGCACGCGACGCCCTCGACGGGCTGCACAACGCGATCCTCAAGGCCGCCGAGCAGCTGGCGGAACCGGACGCCGAGTAATGCCGCCGAAAGTGGGGATGAGCAAGAAGCAGATCCTCTCTTACGCCGGAGCTTCCGGCCGCGTGAACATCTTCGAGGGCTCGATCCGAGCAGGCAAGACCTTCTCGTGGCTGATGCTGATGATGAAGAGGATCCGCGACTCGGGCACCGAGGGCGCGATCATCATCGTCGGAAAAAACCGAGACGCGATCTACCGAAACGTCTTCGAGCCCCTTGAGTCGATCCCCGCGTTCCGTGTCTTCGAGAACGCGGTCAGCTACAGGCAGGGCGCGGCGACAGCGAAGATCTTCGGCAAGACGGTCCACGTCATCGGCGCGAATGATGCCAAGTCCGAGAACAAGATTCGCGGCATGACGATCCAGCTCGCGTTCTGCGACGAGGTGACCGTCCTCGACGTCTCGTTCTTCAAGCAGCTACTCGGCCGTATGTCGATCGAGGGCGCTCAGCTGTTCGGGACGACCAACCCCGACTCGCCGATGCACTGGCTCAAGGTCGACTACCTCGACCGAATGGGCGTCCCCGACAAGGACGGCGAGATCCAGCTTGCCGACTGGCGGCGCTTCCACTTCACCATCGACGACAACCCGTCACTGTCCGAGTCGTACAAGAAGTCCATCAAGGGCGAGTACACCGGCCTGTGGTACCGCCGATTCATCCTCGGCCACTGGGTGTCCGCCGACGGCGCGGTCTACGACATGTGGGATCCCGACGAGCATATCGTCAAATGGGCCGAGCTGCCGCAGATGCAGGAGCTGTTCGGCGTCGGAATCGACTACGGCACAACGAACGCCACCACGGCGCTGCTCCTCGGCGTCGGCATGGACGGCATTCTGTACCTGATCGACGAGTGGCGTCACCAGTCATCCTCGGCCGAGGCGCGGTGGACCGATGCCCAGCTGTCGGCCGGCATCCGCGAATGGCTCCCGCAGAAGCATCACCCGAGCCAGGATCTCGCAGTCGGCCCACTGGTCGTCGACCCGGCCGCCGCGTCGTTCCGAGTGCAGCTCAAGCAGGACGGCCAGCACTCCCACCCCGCCGAGAACGACGTTCTGTACGGCATTCGCCTGTTCGCATCTCTGCTCGCCGTCGGCAAGCTCCGAGTCTCCGATCGCTGCCGAGGCCTGATCACCGAGATCGTCGGCTATTCGTGGGACTCGAAAGCCACCGAGAACGGCCACGACGCCCCGGTCAAGGTCAACGATCACAGCCTCGACGGCGCGCGATACATCGTCGCCACCACCGAGAAGCGTTGGCGCAGATACATCGAGCTCGCGACCCCCCAGAAGAACGCGGCATAGACCCACAACTGAATAACCCGACGGGCCACGCGCGAGGTGACGCACCAACCTTCGCGCGTGGCCGGGGCCCAAACCTCTCTAGGAGAGCCTGATGCCCGCGATGCTCGGCAATCGACACGGTGGGTGGTGGTGGGTGCAGCTCATGCCGCATCGCCAGCAGCGCCGTGACGTCGCCCGCGGCCGCAGGAAAGAGGACCGCGAATGGCGGCGCTCCTGGATCGACGAATACGAACCCAATCCCGCACTCGAACACCGGTTCTGCCCGAAGGGTGGCGACCTGTGTCGATGCGACGGCCTCGAGGACTACTGATGGCAGACACTTCCCGCATCCCGTCGGCCGCCGCGCTGGCGCTGATCATGGCCCTCGCGCAGACCCAATGCTCGCGTTGAGATCCCGCCTCGCCCGACTCCTCGCCACCCTCGCCGATCGACTGTCCCCACCGGCCGCCCGCGAGATCATCCGCGAACCCGCCCCTCGGCCGACGTCGATGACCGTCCCGCGAGTGCAGCAAGTCCGCCGAATCTACTGACAGGCAGGGCAATCGACGATGGACGAAGGAAAAGTCGGCGAGGCGAAGGCCCGCCCGCTCACGAAGTACTGGACGAAGGGTGAGGGCCTGATCCGCTGGGCGGCATCGGCACACCCCTACACGACCTTGGTGACGCAACTCAAGTCCGAGGGCGTCCCCGAAAAGTACATAAACGGTTTAGCCGCAAAGTATTTCAAAGCTGTGTTCGGGCTATGGCCCGGTCAGCGTAAACGAGAATAGAGGAGGCCCGCCGTGGCGCTACCTGATGGCGGGGGCAAGTTCCCACCGAAGCCGTTCGACGAAGCACAGAACGACTTCAAGACGTGGAATGCCTGGTACACCGGTAGCCCGGCCGACCTCGAAACGATCTACGCCGGCAACAATATGATGCGGCAGTCGGCGATGCCCGGCGGCCTGATCGGGCGGCTGGCGAAGTTCTTCTGGGGCCGACCGAACCTGCAGGCGACGTCCAAGCTGCATATCCCGGCACCCGCCGACCTTGCTCGTACCAGCTCCGACCTGCTCTTCTCGCAGCCGATCAAGTTCTCGCTCAACGAGAACGACACCGCCCGCGGCGACGCTGCCGACAAGCGTATGGCGCTGATGTTCAACTCCGAGGATGCGGCGTCGACCCTCCTCGAGGCCGGTGAGCTGTGCTCCGCTCTCGGCGGCACCTACATGCGACTGTGGTGGGACGAATCCATCTCCGACCACGTCATGCTCGGCTCCGTCGCAGCTGACGGCGCGATCCCGACATGGACGTACAACAAGCTCACCGCGGTGACGTTCTGGACCACCGTCCTCGACGACAACGGCATCGTCCTCAGGCACCTCGAGCGTCACGAGCCCGGCCGGATCTCCCACGCGCTCTACCAGGGCGACAGCGGCCACCTCGGCCGCAAGGTTCCCCTGTCCGAGGTGCAGGCATCGGAGTGGGCGGCCAACGTCGTCGACTCCGAAGGCGGCATCGAAACGGGCGTCAACGGCCTGACCGCCGCGTACATCCCCAACGTGCGCCCGAACCGGCGCTGGCGGACCAAGCCCGGCCTGACGCAGCTCGGCCGCTCGGACTTCGACGGCCTCGAGCCCCTGTTCGACGCCCTCGACGAGGCATACACCTCGTGGATGCGCGACCTCGACCTCGGCAAGGCACGCCTGTTCGTCGACGAGGGCCTGATGCTCAACGGCGGCCCCGGCAAGGGCGGCGTGTTCGACTCCGAGCAGGCGATCTTCACCCCGCTCCGTGAGCAGCTCGGCTCGGCCGCCAACGGCAACTCCACCGGCGTCCAGGCGAACCAGTTCGCCATCCGCTGGCAGGAACACTCGCAGACCTGCGCGGAGATCCTCAACGCGATCCTCCGCGGTGCCGGCCTGTCCGCGCAAGGGTTCTCGGACTCGAACCTGACCGTCGGCGTGCCCACCGCAACCGAGGTCAACTCGAAAGACCGTCTCTCCGAACGCACCCGCGACAAGAAGATCAACTACTGGAAGTCGGGGCTGCGGCCGCTGGCGAAGGTGGCAATGGACATCGACGCCGAGCAGTTCGGCACCGGCATCACCCTGTCGGAGATCCCCGAGATCCGCTTCCCGACTCGATCGACGCAGTCGCCGGCCGAGATGTCCGGCTCGATCTCCGCTCTGGCATCGGCGAACGCGATCTCGACCGTCCAGATGGTCAAGGAACAGCACCCCAACTGGACCCAGCCCGAGATCGACGCCGAGGTCGAGCTGATCAAGTCCGAGTTCGCCGAGAAGAACGCGATGACCGGCGGCATGGGCTTCGGCGACCCGCAGACCGACGAAGAGTACGACGCGGCATAGACGAGATGAGGCACCGGTGGATCCCGAAGAGCAGCCGGTGCCTGTGTCCGAAGCGGCAGTCGAGGGCGTCGAGGAGCCGGTAGTTGCCGAGTACTCGGCCGCCGAGCTGATCCTGATCGGCCTGGTCGCATCGGCTGTGGCCGAGGAGATCCGCGGATCGGTCGCCGACAAGTTCACCCGCCTGAACCGCTTCCGCAACAAGGTCCGCCAGCAGCTCTCCGCGTTGACTCGGCGTGGCCGGGCTCGCGCAGCCGAGGCCCTCGTCGAAGCGGAGGCAGCCGGCGAGGACGCCGCACGCGAAACTCTCCGCCGTACCCGACGCGCCCCTGACGGCACTCCTGCAGGCCGGAACCGTGCTGCCGGGACATCTCCCGCGGATCGGCCATCTCGGCGCGGCAGGAGCGCATCTGAGCGCCCCGATCTGCAGCCGAGCCTGCCCGATCCGATCGAACTCGATGACCCGATGGCAGTCGGCCGGCATCGAGCACCCGACTCCCCTGCGGATCTCACCCTGGACGATCTCCGCAAGACCGCCCCCCGCGGGCCACGCACCGAACGCGGCGTCACCATTCGCACCCCGAACGAGCTGCTCCCGCAACTGCAGGCGATGACCCCGCAGATGCTCCGCTCCGCCGAGGAGATGTACCAGCAGGTCATGGCCGAGGTACTCGCCAGCCCACTCACCAGCGAGGCAGAGCGACTCCGCCTGGCGCAGAAGCTGATCGACCGATACGCCGCACGCGGTATCACCGCCTACATCGACCGCGGTGGCCGGCGCTGGTCGATGACGACCTTCGTCGAGATGGCGACCCGTACCGCTGCCGCGCAGACCGCGATCGACGCACACGTCACCCTCCTCGCCGAGTACGGCTACGACCTGGTGCGCGTGTCGATTCACGCCAACTGCTCGCCGATGTGCGCTCCCTTCCAAGGGCATCTGCTCTCGGCGACCGGGGCGACGACCTCCGATGGCGACGAAGAGTGGCGGCCGCGAGTGATCACCTCCCTCGCAGATGCCCGCCGCCGCGGATTCAACCACCCCAACTGCAAGCACTGGGTGACGTTGTGGGTGCCCGGCGATCCCCTGCCGGCCGCACCCGAAGTCGACGAGGCCGATTACGCGGCGACACAGCAACTTCGGGCCCTCGAACGGGCCGTCAGGATGAGCAAGCGTCGCCGCGCGGCCGCGATGACACCCGAGGCCGCCGCCAAGGCGAACGCCCGCACACGAGCCATCCAGACCCGCATCCGCGAGCACGTCGACGCGCACCCGACCGTCCCACGCATGAGACGACGCGAGCAGATCGACATCGCCCGCTAACCCATTCTTCCGTCCCCGACCGGCCTGGTGCCGGCGATCGACGGCGCTTCACCCCTCCGCTAGATGCAGAGGCTCCCCAGTTCGCACATGCCCTCGGCCCCTTCGGGACCGGGGGCTTTCTTCATGTCCGCCAGGAGCGGCAGAAGGGCTACATCACATGTCTGACAGCACCACGTCCACCGAATCCGCCACCGAGGCAACGCAGGTCGCAGAGACCGCCGCAGCCCAGGCAGCCGAGCAGGTGGAAACGCAGAACGAAGCCGCAGCCGCCGCCGTCACCGACGCCGCCGCCGAGACCCCGACCGAGGGTGAGCCGACGACGTTCTCCCTCGACTACGTCGAGAAGCTCCGCGCAGAGAACGCGAAGCACCGCACCTCGGCGAAGACCGCGAAAGACGAAGCGGTACAGGCAAAGAAGGACGCGGACGCAGCCGCAGAGGCAGCCCGCCGCGACTTCGCGCAGAACATCGGCAAGGCGATCGGCCTGATCGAGGACGACAAGCCCGTCGACCCCGCTGATCTCGTCACCGCCGCGACCGCCAAGGCCGAGCAGGCAGAAGCCCTCGCTCAGTCCCGCGCCGCCGAAGCTCGCGCCGCCCAGGTCGAACTCGCTCTGTACCGGGCTGCTGATCAGGCGAATGCGGATTCGTCCGCACTGCTCGACTCCCGCTCGTTCCTGGCCGAGGTCGCTGACCTCGACCCGAGCGCTTCCGATTTCGCCGATCAGGTCACTGCCGCAGTCACTGCGGCCGTCGACAAGAACCCGAAGTTCCGCAAGGCCAACCCACGCCCGGCTGTTCCGCGCAGTGGCGCAGACCTGTCCGCGGGCAACGGATCTGCCAAGCCGATCGGCGACGACAGCTCGATCGAAGAGCTGCTTTCCAACCGCCGCAAGCGTCGCGGCCTCGCCAAGTAACCCCCCAAGCAACAAGGAGCCCCAGTGGCAAACACCCTGCTCACCCCGTCCCTGATCGCCAAGCAGGCCCTCGCGACCCTCTACGAGAACCTGGTCATGGTTCCCCTGGTCTACACCGACCTGTCCTCGGAGTTCACCAGCCAGAAGGCCGGCAACACGATCAACGTCCGCCGCCCGGCCGTCTTCGAGGCGACCGAGTTCGATCGCTCCACCGGCATCGAACTGCAGAACGCGACGGAAAGCTCGATCCCCGTCAGCCTCGACCACATCGCCGACGTCAGCTTCGCCGTCACCACGGAGGAACTGACCCTCGACATCGTCGACTTCGACAGCCAGCTGCTCGAGCCGGCAATGAAGGCGATCGCGCAGAAGATCGACCGCGCCATCCTCTCGCTCCGCAACGACATCACCGCCGAGGCCGGACTGGCATCGCAGGCTGGTTTCGAGTGGAACAAGCCCGAGGTGCTCATCGAAGCTGGCCGCCAGCTCGACATCCTCAACGTGCCGGCCGATGCCCGCAACGCCGTCACCGGTCCCACGACCAAGGCGCAGTGGCTCAACTCGGACATCATCAAGCACGCCGACAAGTCGAACTCCACCGAGGCGCTCCGCAAGGGCTCCATCGGTCAGGACATCTTCGGCTTCGACGCCTACCAGACCCAGAACGTCGGCCAGCCGAAGCTGGTCGGTGCGCAGGTCGCAGGTGACCCGACGACCGAGGTCGGCATCGCGTTCCACGAGACCGCGTTCTGCTTCGCCTCGGCTCCGCTCGAGATCGCTCCCGGCAGCTTCGCGGCCGCCGAGAACTTCAAGGGCCTGAGCATCCGCGTGGCGTACCAGTACGACATCAACAAGAAGCAGACGGTGGTCTCGCTCGACACCCTCTACGGCGTGAAGACCCTCGACGCCAACCGTGCCGTCCTGATCAAGGGCGCTGACAAGGCCTGATGCCGACCTTCCGAAACGTCAACAGCGGCCAGGTAGTCCAGGTGGAGGATGACCCCTCCCATCTGGACGGCCTGGCCCGCTGGGTCCGCGACGAGGACGGGCTCAGCGCCCCCGAAGACCAGGTCGAGCCGGATACGGCTGTCGGCCTCGACGCCGCACTCGACGCCGCGCAGAGCGAACTGGTCACCACTCCGGTGCGTGACAACGCAGTTCCGAAGCCCGGCCCCGAGGGTGACCGCGAGGACTGGATCGCCTACGCGCTCGACAACGGCAAGACCCGCGCAGAACTCAAGGGCGTGAAGACCACGGTCATCGCGTCGTGGTTCGAGTAACAACTGAATAGGAGCATGGCCGGTGGACATTCGATACGCCTCACCAGCTGACATCACCGACGAATGGCTGCCGGCCGTGCCTCCCAATGCGGCGGCGTTGATCCGCAACGCCTCCGGCAAGGTCACCAAGGCGACCAAGCTCGCCAAATACAGGGTCGGGTCCGACGGCATTCCTCTGAACGAGGACAAGGCCGAGGCGATGAAACAGGCAGTGCTGCAACAGGTCACCTACTGGACGAAGTCCGGTATCGACCCCGATGGCGGTGTTCTCGGCCTCGCGCCGATCATCTCCTCGCAGTCCGCAGCCGGCGGGTCCGTGTCGTACGTGAACACGCTGACCCCCGAGCAGGTACGCGCCGCTGTGGAGCACCTGTGCGAGGACTCGATGACGATCCTCGACAACGCCGGTCTCCTCTCGGCCATGCCGGACGTCTACTGATGGCCGGCGACATGGACTTCCCCGCCGGGGCGATGCTGACGGTCCAACGCGAAGCCGGCAAGAACGTGCACGGCGACGCCGTCGACGAAGACGGCAACGTCGTCGAAGGCGGATGGTCCGATCGACACCAGATCGGCCCGTGCAGCATCTCGAGCTCCTCGGCGATCAACTTCAAGGTCGGCGACCAGCGAGCGATCGGCTCGATCACCGTTAACGCCCCGACCGACGCCGATGTCCGCAAGACCGATCGCATCAAGCTCCCCAGCGGTCACGTCGCGTCGATCACCTCGGCGATCGAGTACCCCCGTAACCCGTTCACCGGGTGGGCCCCGTTCCTGCAGTTCACGATTCGGGAGGTCACCTGATGCAGTACAACCCGGCCGGGTCGAACTTCGACCGAGTGCTGACCGATTCAGCCCCACTGAAAAGGGTTCTGCGTCGAAAAGCGCAGGCAGGGGCGACGTTCTGGACGATGAACTCGATCATCCGCACCGGCTTCAACGCCTCGAGTGTGCGTGTCCTCGAGGGACGCGGTAGCGGCGATCTCGCCGACCGTGACGTCGCCGTCATCTACACCCACGGCTACTACGCCAAGTGGCGCGAGATCGGCACGCGATGGAACCGCCCCGAGCGCGTGCTACGCCGATCCACCGACGCCATTCGGGAGGCCTGATGGATTACCCCGAATACGGTGAGTACCCCGATTTCGAGCAGGTTCTCGTCGATCTGTTGACCCCGATCGCGTACACCTGCACCACGATTCCCGACTCCCCCGAGGAGCTCGAGGAAGCGATGCCGCTGATCTGGGCGCGCCGCACCGGTGGCGCACCGGACGTCGATGACATCACCGACAACGCGATGGTCCAGCTGACGATCTTCTCGCACACCCGCAGTCAGTCGCAGCGTATCGCCGGTAAGGCGAAGCGCGCGACCCGAGACGCTGGCGGAACTCGCGTCAACGGCGTCCTGATCGACCACACACACGAGATGTCGGGCGTCCTCGAGATCCCCGATCTCGACCCGCTGAACCGAACCGTGCAAGTCGGTTTCGTCATCTCTGCCCGCCGCCAGTACTAGCGGCTCCCAACACTTTCCGACCTCATGGCACCCGCAACGCCGGGTGCCTTTGTCGTTTCACCCCTCCACGAAGGAGTCGCCTCAATGGCTGCCGAAGATACCTCCCTGACCCTGCTCAAGGGTGCGAAGAACGAGACCCTGCTCAAGCCCCTCGACGCGGCAATCTTCCTCGCTCCCTGGTACACCGCCCACCCGGCCGCGTTCACCTCGGCGACCTCGGTGCTGCAGAAGCTGCCGATCGCCTGGAACCCCGTCGGCCTGATCGCCAAGTCGGACGGCATCGCGTTCGCCCGCCAGGTCGAGACGTCGAATATCGAATCCTACGGCGAGCTGCAGGCGACCCGTATGGACGTCACCGCGGACACGACCACTCTGGCGTTCACCCCGCAGCAGACGACCAAGTTCAACCTCGAGCTGACCACGAACACCGACCTCGACGCCATCGTCGCGGCTGCCGACTCGGGTGAGGTTTTCTTCGCTCAGCCGTCGAACCCGTCGATCCGGTACTACTCGGCGATCGTCATCGGCCAGGACGGCTCCGACGAGGAGCCGATCTTCGTGTTCAAGGTGCTCCCGAAGGTTGCTGTCTCGCAGTACGACGGCGAGAACTGGAACCAGAACGCGGGTCTGCAGCAGAAGCTGACGATGACCGCGTTCAAGGACGACACCGCCGGTTTCGCGGTCGGCCACGGCTTCGGCGGCCTGGGCTGGAAGAACAAGCTCGCCAAGTTCGGTTTCGCAACCCCTTAATGCCCCTGGTGCCGGGGAACGATCTGTTCCCTGGCACTGATGTCTTTCCGGACTGAGGCAGCGCCGGCGAGACGGGGGCAGGTCTGAGCTGCCATCCAATTTCGTTGATAGGAAACCATTTTGGCATTCAACAGAAAGTTCTGGAAGGGTAAGCCAGACAAAACCACCCCGATCACCGCCGATGAAATGAACCGCATCGAAGCCGGTATCGACGACGCCGTCGACATCGACGAACTCAACGCGATCCTCGACGGCGAGAGATCCCTGAGCGATCGGCGGTACGCCCCTGCTGCTCCTGTCGCGCTCCCGCAAGACTGGGCGCACTGGGGTGATTCGATGACCAGCGCGGGTAGTTCTGGAAACTGGGTGACGAAACTCGCCGCCGTCACCGGCCGTAGCCATTACAACGGCGGCGTTGGCGGCCAGTCGATCGCCCAGATCGCCAGCCGGCAAGGGGGAATTCCGGCCCTGTGCACTGTTGCCGGTAATTCGATTCCCGCATCGGGGTCCATTGCTGTTACGACGATTTCACGTACCCCTGTTGACCCGAACGGGTCCATCGTGGGAGTCCTCGCTGGGGTCGCGGGCACGCTGACCCGAGACAGCGGCATGGGACATTCCTTCACCCGAACCGCTGCCGGGTCTGTCACAGCAGTGCCTGCGGCGACGCCGTTCGTTACGAGCGTATCGACCGCCAACCGGGATCGTAAGTTCACGATCGCAGTGGGCCGCAACGGATTCAAGGGTGTCGATCCGGCATCTATTGTCGCGGGCATCCGCGCGATGCGCGAGTTTCAGACGCATCCTCAGGGGTTTGTCTTCGAGGTTCCTCCATGGTCGACGGAGCCGCTTCCCGCCGCATCCGGTTCTTTCCGTGAGCAGTTGAACACGCTCAATTCCATGATCAAAGCGGCATTCCCGGCGGAATACTTCAACGGGTTCGAGCTGCTGCGCACTTCCACGGCGGCCCGTGCAGCTGGAATCACGTTCACATCGGATGATCAGACCGACATCACCAACGGCGTCACCCCGCGGTCCTTGCGCTCGGATGAAGGGCATCTCAACGACCTTGGTGGCACTGCGTTGCTTTACTTCTTACAGAAGGCCGCGTTCGATCGAGGGTTTATCCAGACAGAGCCCGTACTGCCCGCGCCGCCGCCCGCCGCATTGACCAACCTCGTGCGCGTACCGGACCCGACCCTTGCAGTTCCCTATTCCGGTGGAACATGGAACACAGTGCTGGGGTCGGGGACGCCGAGTACTGGTGCTTCGGTGATTATGTCGTTGGAGACAGTAACGGGCGCGCCCCGTGGCAAGGCGGTTCGCTGCAAGGGTGTGGCCGGGATGAACGTACAGCCACTTATCAACGTCGGTGGCGGATCAGCCCCCACCCGCGCTGACATCGTCGGAGGAAAGACCTACACATCGTCGATGTACGTTCGGGCCTCGAAGGCGATGACCCTGAACATTTGGACACGCGACTACACGTCAACCGCCTCTAGCGATATCCAGGGGACGCCCGTGGCGTTGGAGGCGAACACCTGGACACGGTTGAGTCACACCTGGGTTGCAACAACAGATTCGGTGTCAGCGGCACCGCGCGTCCTCGGTGCAGTTGGATCGCTTTCCGACGAGAGCTACATCGAAGCCACCGCCGCCATGATCACCGAAGGGGCAACCCTTCGCGCTTACGCAGACGGTGCGAGCAGCGGCTGGGCATGGTCGGGTACGGCGGGTATGTCGACATCGTCAGGCCCGATCCTCTAACGCCTCAACGGCGCGCGCGACCGTCGAAACTGCTGTCATCGCAGTCGGCCGTCATCGCCGGCGTGTAGACGACCTCGTCGCACTGCCGGCAGGCATGGGTGCGGTGGTGGTGCACCTCGCATGAGCAGACCTGCGACCCCACCAGCACCTGGCCTGGCCCCAGCCGATGCCCTCGCGGGCAGCGGCTGGGTGCCGGCTCGGCCCACCGGTCACCAAGGCGATAGAGCTCCATTTCGCCGACGGTAGTCCACCCCACCGACACACCCCCATCACTCGCCCTCGCGTTGTGCGTCTCCGGTCGCAACGCGGGGGCTTTCCCTTTCTACCGGAGAAGGCAGGAAACACCCCCGCATGTCTGATTTCACCCCCGTCGAGCTGGTCAAGGGCGACGTCGAGTTCACCGCTCTGACGCCCACGCAGCTCTGTAATGCGCTGTACAGCGGCGGATTCCGTCGCAAGCCCGTCATCGTCGGCGACAAGGAACTTGTCTATCCCGAGGCATCAGACGTGCCGGCCGAGCCCGAGGCCGAGGCCGCGATCGAGCCCGAGCCCGAGGTCAACGTCGAAGCCGACACTCCCCCCGCGAAGGCACCGAGCCGTCGCCGCCGCAACTCCGAAGGAGCCACCGCATGAGCAAGTCCACCTCACTGACCGCCCCCGGTCTCAGCCGCACCAAGATCGGCCCGACGCTGGCGCAGAAGTCCGCGCCGAAGCCGGGCGGCAACTTCCCCAAGGGCGGCGGCCGCAAGAACCTGCCGGCCACCGAGCAGCGCGTCCGCACCTTCTGATCCCCGCCTAATCGGCAACCCCCACAACACAACCGGAGAAACATCATCATGGCTACACGCACCAGCAAGTCCCCTGCAGGCACGCCCGACGAAGGTCGGTTCTTCGAGATCCGCGAGGAACTCGACAAGAAGCGCCGCGGCCCGTACGTCCTGACCAAGGACATCGTCATCAACCCGATCACCCGCCGGCAGGCGCGCGAGATCCGCAACGCGAAGAACGAGGACGAGCAGCTCAAGATCATCCTCGGCGACAACTTCGACGCTGTCGAGGCACTGTACGACGACCTCGAGCTCGATGACTGGGTCGAGTTCCAGAAGGATCTGCAGAACCACTTCTACGGCAACGGTGCCACGGAGGTGCCGGGGGGGTCCGAGGGCTCCTAGATTTTTGGGACCAGTTCGGCAATGACCTCGCCTACGACTTCCTGCACGAGCTGGGGATAGACGTCAAAGACTATTTCCCTGGCGGCGGCCGGCACTGGTGCGAGCTATTTCGGCTCAAGGATCGTCTGCCCCGCGGATCTCACTACAAGACCGCGGTGCAGATGAGCCGAGAGATCGCCGAGATGATCGCCGACCTTCCCGAATCTAACGAGCCCCCAACGCCTCTGGGCTACACCCTCGACACGTACCTGCTGCTGACGATCGTCGATTCTCTGCAGTCGGTACAGGCCGCCGTCATCGCGGCCGCGGGCGCTGACCCGCCCCAGCTCACCCCTATGAAACGCCCGCAGACAGCCCTGGACATCGTCAAGGACGAGCGCTGGCGCGGCCGAATGCAAAACCTGATCGACCTGTTCTCTGCGCACGGAAACGCGGAGGGCGACAACTGAATTAGAGGTGAGCCCCCGTGGCCGACTACACCAGCTTCGATGCCGGTACCGCGTATCTGACGGTCGCGCCGCGTCTGTCGAACGACTTCCGAGCCGAGGTTGCTCGGCAGGTGAACACGGTCGCCGTGCCCGATCTCGACGTCGACTTCAATCTTCTGACGTCGGATCTGCAGGCGCGGCTGACCGCCCTGTCGAGTGCGAGCAACTTCACCGTCGATGTCGATCTCGCAATCGACGAGGTCGCGCTCGCGGAGCGGCTGACCGCTCTGTCGACGGCCTCGAACCTGTCGGTTGCGGTGAACCTCGACATCGACGTGGCGGCATTCCAGGCGCGGCTGGCCGCTCTGTCGGCCTCGAATGCTTTCCGCGTCACCGTCGGGGTCGACCCCGACTGGTCTGGGTTCCCCGGCAACCCCCCTCCTGGCGGCCCTAACGGCCCCAACCGCCCGACCCCTTCCCCCGGTGCCAACTCGAACTACGACGCCTGGCAGCGCGATCTCAGAGCCCGAATCGACCGCATGTCGCGCGAGGCCGAGATCGAGATCCCGCTGACCCCGGCCGGCGAGGACTTCCGCGCCCGGCTGCGACTGATGGTCGACGCGGCAACTGCCGGCCTCGACATCAACATCCCGGTCGACCCCACGCTCGCCGCAGAGGCTCGAGCTCGGATGCTCGCCCAGGTCGAGGAGCTCGAGGCGCAGATCCGCGCCGCGCTCCCCCGCGACCTCAACGTCGATGTCGACGTCACTCTCGACTCGTTCCAGCAGGATCTGCGTTCGCAGCTTCGTCGGATGCAGGAGCAGGCCGAGCTACGGATCCCCCTGACGCCCGATGGTGAAAACTTCCGTCAGCGCCTGCGCGGCATGGTCGAAACGGCCACCCGCAACGTCGAAGCCGAAGTGCCGATCGACCCGGTCCTCGCGGCCGAGCAGCGTGCGCGGCTCCGCGCCGAGATCGAAGAGATCGAACGGCGCATCCGCATCAACGTTCCCGTCGACGTCGACGAGTCCGGTTTCCGCCGCCTGATCAGTAAGGCGAGGGACGCCGAGTTCCAGATGAAGGGCCTGACCGCTCTCAAGTTCGGCGGCATCATCGCCGGCGTCACCGCACTGTCAGCCGCTGTCGGCGGCCTGGTGGGCGTGGCTGGCGGCGCGGCGGCTGCACTCGGCGTCCTCGCGATCCCGGCTGTCGTCGGCTCGATGGGCATGGTCGGCGCGTTCACTGCCGGATCCGAGGCTTCGGCCTCCGCGGCCGACGATGCAGCAGACGCCGCTGAGCGCCAGCAGGAGGCCCTCGAGGGCGTCGCTGATGCTCAGGAGTCGGTCAACTCGGCCCATCGCGGCCTCGAGTCAGCTGAACGTAGCGCCGTCTCTGCGCAGAAGGCACTCAACGACGCATACCGCGAGAGTTCGCGCGAGCTGCGTGACATGAACAACCAGCTCAAGGATGCCGAACTCTCTCAGGAGGGCGCGGCCATCGCGGTCGCCAGGGCGAAGGAGAACCTGGCGCGGGTCCAGAAGGATCCCAAGGCATCTCGCCTCGACCGGCAGGAAGCATCCCTGCAGCTGCGTACCGCCCAGCAGCGGTACGACGAATCGAAGATCACCACCGCTGACCTCCGCACCGACACGGCCGCAGCCAATGCCGCCGGTGTCGCCGGCTCGGACAAGGTCGTCGACGCCAAGCAGAACGTCACCGACACCAACCAGGGCGTCCTCGACGCGCAGCGTGCTGTGGCGCAGTCGGTTCGAGATCTCGCCAAGGCGCAGAAAGAACTCGCAGAGGCGGGCGAATCGGCCGGTGCCGGCCAGGACAAGCTGGCCGAGGCACTTGCCAAGCTCAGCCCGAACGCCCGCGATTTCTACGACAAGATCAAGGCTCTCGGTCCCGCGTGGAAAGAGATGCAGCAGGTCGTCCAGGACAACATGTTCGCGGGCCTCGGCGACGCGGTCACCGAGTTCTCCGACAGCCAGCTCGGACACCTGACTGATGGTTTCGGGCGTCTCGCTACGTCCGTAAACACGATGCTCAAGGGCACTCTGTCCTCGCTCGACGAGATGATGCTCCGCCTCGGTGGCGACGGGACGATGGACAAGTTCCTCGCCTCGGCCGAGAGCGCCGCGACCGGTATCGGCCCGCTGATCACCGGCGTCGTCGAAGCGTTCGTCGAGATGGGCGCGGCGATGGGTGACACCATCGGCCCGCTGCTCACACAGTGGGGCGAGTCGATCGCCATGCTCGGCGAGCCACTGGGCAAGCTCGGAGCGGTCTTCGCCGAGGGGATGACCGACGGAGAGAACGGCTTTGCCGGCCTGATCGTCGATCTCGCTGACGGCCTGATGCCGCTGATCGACCCGACGCTCGCGTTCTTCGAGTCCCTGTCGAATCTGATCCGCGACAACCTGCCGCAGATCTCCCGTATCGGCGGCGACCTGGTCGAAGGTTTCGGTGGCGCGCTCGATGCCATCGGCCCGCTGCTCCCTCCGATCCTCGACGCGATCGAGTTCATCACCGATAAGTTCGCAGAGCACCCTGGCGGCTTCATGGCGTTCTTCGCCGGATGGTCGGCGCTGAGTGGCATCACGGCCGGCATCGGCGGCGTATCGAAGCTGTTCGACACCTGGTCGAAGCTCGGCCCGATGATCGAGGCTGTCCGCAACTTCGGCATCGCTCAGAAGATCGCCTCGGCGGCTACTGCAGTGTGGACCGGTATCACCGCGGCGTTCAACGTCGTGATGTCAGCCAACCCGATTGTCCTTGTGGCACTGGCGATTGCAGCCCTCGTGGCCGGCATCGTCCTCGCCTACAAGAATGTCGATTGGTTCCGAGAGGCGGTCGACAAGACCTGGGACACGCTGGTCGATTGGGCGGGATGGCTCGGCGGATTCTTCGCAGACCTCTGGAACGGCCTGTACGACAACGTCATTCGGCCTGTCTGGGATTCCATCCTCGGCGCGATCAACTGGGCACGAGATGGCATCGGTTCCGCGTTCACCTCGATCGGTGAGGGAGTCGACTCGGTCGGAGGTTTCTTCTCCGACCTCGGCGACACCGTCTCGCGGATCTGGAAGTCGATCGTCAACGTCATCGCGGTCGCTGTCGGTCAGATCGGCCGTCTACTGCAGTCGATCAAGATCCCCGACTGGGTGCCGGCGATCGGCGGCAAGGGCCTCGACGGGCTCGGCGACAAGCTGGTCAAGTGGTCCGACGCCAACCGGTACGCCACCGGCGGTCACATCTCCGGCCCTGGTGGCCCGAAGGACGATCTCGTTCCCGCGTGGCTGTCGAACGGCGAGTACGTGGTCAATGCGGCGGCTACGGCCAAGCATGGGCCGCTGATCGAGGCGATCAACGAAGATCGCATCCCGGCGTTCAAGGATGGCGGGCCGGTCAAGTACGGGCCCTATGCCCCTGGCGATCCCGAGGATCCGAAGAACAAGAAGTCCTGGTACGCCGAGCAGTACCCCGACACGCGGGCTCAGCGTGACCCGAACGAGGTCATCGCTACCCCGTCGCCGGATGCCCCGGTACAGGGCCCGCAGAAGCAGTCCTGGTACGCCGAGCAGTACCCCGATACCCGCGCGCAGAACTCGGATGCCGTTGCCACACAGTCGGCCCCGGCCCCCTCGGGCGCAGCACCTTCCGCGGAGGGTCTGAGTTCGGTCGGCTTCGGTGGTACGGGCGGCACCGTGCAGTCGGGTGTCGAGCTGACCTCCGACATTCAGACCTCGATGTGGGATGCCGTCCGTACGGCGTTCCCCGATGCGGTTCTGACGTCGGGTACCAGGTACGCCGATGTCGGCAGCGGTTTCGACAATCACATGGGCGCGAGGGCAATCGACCTCGCCGGTCCACGGATGCCCGACATCGCTCGGTGGATCTACGCGCTGAACAAGTCGCAGCAGGTCGAGGAGCTGATCCACGCCCCGCTCGATGGCTGGGAGAACCTCAAGAAGGGCTCCCCGCTGAACTTCGGTGCGGGCACCGATGCCGATCATCTCGATCACGTTCACTTCGCGATGGCGACTCCGGTGACGGCGGCTTCCACTCCGGCTGCTCCGGCGGCCGGTGATACGGCCGCAGGTTCGGGTGACTCGTCGACGCTATCGGCTACGGCGGGCCTCGACAGCAGTACCGATGCCCTCACCGGCATGGGCGACCTGTCGGGTACCGATTCGTCGAGCCTCGGAACGGAAACGAGCTGGTCGAGTCTGGCCGGCGGCGTTGCCAATGCGTTCGTGTCGGGGATGGTCGGCGATGCCCTCGGCGTCTTCGGCATCCCCGACGAGATGCCCGGCATCGTCAAGGCCGGTCAGATCCTGTGGAACGACAACAAGGATCGGCTCGCCGGCGACGGCGACGTCGCGGACACCTCGAACATCGCTGCATCACCTGCCGGTACAGGTCAGGGTGTCGGCGACTCGACGGCGTCCGCTTCGGAGTCGTCCTCGGCCTCGTCGGCCGGCAACCCGTACGACCATGTCTACGAGCCAGCCGGTGGCGCAGAGCAGTGGCAGGGCGTCGTCGAGGCTGTGTTCAAGCTCGGCGGATGGTCGCTCGCCGATGTACCGCGTGCGATCCAGCAGATCGGCATCGAATCGGGTGGAAACCCGAAGGCGCAGAACAACTGGGACTCGAACGCGGCGAAGGGTGACCCGTCGAAGGGGCTCCTGCAGACAGTGCAGGGCACCTATGACGCGTTCAAGTCGCCGAGCCTGCTCGACGACATCTTCGATCCGGCGAACAACATCTTCGCAGCCACCAACTACGTGATGTCCGACCCGAAGTTCAAGGGCAAGGGCATCGCGGGGGTCTGGCCGACCACCAACGGATACGCCACCGGCGGCTCCGTGTGGGGACCGGGCACGACGACGTCGGACTCGATTCCGGCGTGGCTGTCCGACCGCGAGTTCGTGATGAACGCGAAGTCGGCCGATGCGAACCGTCCCCTGCTCGAGGCAATGAACAACGACGCCAACGTGGTCAACAACTCGCTGGCACCGATGTTCCGCGGAATCCGCAACTCCTCGAGCGCATCCGAGTCGCATGTCGACAACTCGATGGTCGTCAACCTCAGCACCCCCGATGTCGATTCGGCGTTCAGCCGGGCGAAGGCGTGGGAGGCGCAGCGATCCCTCACATACAGCACCCCTGGGAGGTGATTCCCGCGTGGCATCGCCCGCAACTATCGAGCTGATAGGGGTGGACGGTTCCAGGTGGACACTCTCGGGCCCCGGTCAGGGGCTCGAGGGTGTCGAACTGGCGACCAACCCGATCGGCATCTACGACGCCCCGGTCACGACGATCTGGAACGCTACGGCATTCCAGATCGGCGCATCACCCGGCGGCTACCGAACGAACAAGCGCGACATCGTCTTTGCGGTCAACGTATGGGCCACTGAATCCCTCGAATGGGAGGACGTGGACTCGGCCTGGCGCAAAGCGTGGGCGTACGACCGTGACTCGACCCTGGTGATCACCACCGAGTACGGGGCGCGGTCGCTCAAGCTGCGAATGTCCGAGCAGCCCGACTTCAAGCCGAAGAACGACCCGCACCTCAAGCAGTGGGCCGTGATCACGATGACCTGCGCGGCCGGCAATCCCTACTGGTACGAGAAGGACGTCACGGACTCGTGGACGTCGACACTCGACACTCGCGGGATCGACCCGGCGACGGGAGTGACGCGAATCGACCGCGGTTTCGTCACCGTCTCCAATCCTACCGACCTGCCGATCTGGCTCAAGTGGGTGCTCAAAGCGCCTGGGCGGTGGATGGTCCCGGACTTCTCATGGAAGGACGACGACTGGGCTGAACGCAAGATCCTGATGCCCTCGCAGCTTCCGCAAGAGGACGTCGTGATCAACAGCGACCCGATGGAAGATCAGGCGGTTTCGCTCAACGGGTCGCAGTTCTGGGCCCGCATGAACGGTGTGAGCTTCCTGTTCCCGGTCCCGCCGTACACCAAGAAGACGCAAATCCCCGTATCGGTGTCCGGCGCGTATGCCGGCACCGGAATCCAGGTCCGCTGCCCGCGGCCATGGTCCCGACCCTGGGGGCTCCGATGACCGATTCCTCAACTACGACAATCTATCCCGGCTCGATCACCGACACCGGCGTCGCCGATACCGATCTCGACTTCGACTCGGTATTCAACGACATCGCCGAACGGCTGCAGCGCGAGAAAGAGGAGCGCCTCGCTCCCCCGATGGTGCGGCTGTGGGACGGCGACTGGAACCTGCGCGGCATCGTCCGCCAGGAGATCGCCGCCAAGTTCCAGGTCATCGACAACGAGACCGGTACCGGCTCGCTCGAGCTGCCGCTCGACTACTTCATGTCGCGATGGATCTGCGACGTCGACGAACGCGGCACCACGAACATCTTCGTCACCGTCGACAAGGACGGTGCCCGCTGGTCGGGCGCGATGGACGAGGTTCAGCTCGACAAGCAGGAGGACGGCAAGAAGATCGTCCGCGTGCTGTTCAAGCACGACTACGAACATGCAAAGCACATACTGTGCTGGGTCCGTCGCCCACTGAAAGCGCTGCGAGACAGCGTCATTAGGTGGGCGACGGGCCTAGTGGTCTAACCCATTCCTGCCCGCGGAACTACAGTTCCCGCGGCTATGGCTCCTCTTCGGTAGAGCGAAGTGGGCCCTCGAAACAACCCTGCTGGTGAACCTAATGAGGCTCGAGTCGAGCCTCTGGATGCTGCCCGACGATCCGATGGATCCGAAGGGCTGGTTCAACTTCGACCAGTCGACCTGGTCTCAGGTGGTCAAGCCCTCGGCCGCCGGCAAGGACACCAGCCCCGGCGCGGTGGTGCATTCGCGATTCAAGACCTTCCATGACCTGGCGAAGAACATCGTCGCCGACGCGGAACTGTCGATCGAGTGCCGCCGCTACCTGCCGGGCGATCCTCCCCCGTGGGAGGGCGCGAACCTGCGGCCCGGCTGCCTGGTCTGGGAGATCGTCGACAAGTCGGCCCGCACAACGGGTACCAGCTTCGGCGGCTCCCTGTTCACCGGCCTGGCGAAGCAGTTCGTGCACATCGACTCAGACGGCATCACCGAGACGGTGCAGACGAGCATCGACCCGAACATGCCGGCCGCGTACTTCGACCCCGAGTACATGGGCACCGAGGCTGCTGCTCCGTGGGTGATCTTCCGCGAGGGCGATCTCACCGGAATCCAGTCCAGCCGTTTCAGTTTCAAGCCCGCGACCGATGTCGGTGTCGTCGCAGGAGGCCACTCGGCACCGGGCGTAAATGAGGCGATCTCAGCTGTAATCATCGGTGTCGGTGGGTTTCTCGGCTCCCTGTTCGGTCAGTCGCAGGTCGGCGCGGCCGTGGACGCAGTGCTTAAGCCTATCTACAGCGACACCGTGCTCGCGTTCCAGAAATGGAAGAGTCCTGCACGCGCGCAACGACTTGGCTGGTCTCACTTCCATGAGAAGTTCGCCGAGGGCGGCGACCGCGCGTACACACTGTCCGCGCTGATCGCCCTACGAACCGGGCTGTGGCAGACCCGTGAGGTCACCCGCCACACCCTCGTCGTCGCTGATGGCAGCCCGTATCGAATCGGGCAGAAGGGCCACGGCCACTTCTACCTCGGCGACCGGGTCGGCTCGACAGTGCTCGGCATGAAAGAGGGCCGGGTCTTCGTCGACCGGGTCACCGAACTGGTCCTCGCGTGGGACCGAAACTCCACCCCTAGCTGGCAGATCACCATCGGCCAGCGTGAGCCCGAAGATCCTGTGATGAAGGCCCTTTCGGCTGTACAGGATCTCATGTCAATGGCGAAGGATCTCGGTCTTCTCTGACCGCTTCGCCGCGCTGAAAGGATCGCAGTGCACCTGCCCACTCTCGAATCGTGTGATCAGTCCAAGCCCGAAGAGGCGAACCTCTGGGCGTTCGTCGGCCTACCCGGTTTCGGCGACTCGCCGTTCCTGGTGCCCGACTACCTCGCCCGGCCCTGGTCGAAGCATTTCCACGACATCGGGTTTCGTCACCACCCCGAGCTGCAGAAACGCAAGATGCGCAAGCCGTGGCGTGGGCAGGAGCATTCGCTCAACGGGGCGGTGTCGTGGGTTCCGATGGACTCCCCCGACCCCGACCCGATGCAGCTGCCCGATCCTGCGGCCTACACCGACTACGAGCAGGAAATGATGCTCGAGCGGTTCCGCTATCTCGGCAAGCTTCCCGACAAGGAGGCCAAGGTCGACCAGGCCCGCATCGCCGACGAGGACAACTTCGATCCCTCGAAGCACACCGCGGGTTTCATCGCCGGCTACCTGCACGGCAAGCCCGACTCGGTGATCCGCAAGGTGATGGCGCGGGAGATGAACGGCCGCAATCGCGCCAACGTGCGCAAGCTGTATCCAGGGATGTGAGCCGATGACTACCCCCTATGGTCCGCCACCGGATTCGGCGCTGGTTTTCGGTGGCCGATACAACCAGGACATCACCGAAGAGTCCGCTCGCAACATGATGACCGGCCAGGCCGGGACGCTCTACACCGACGCAGGGAACAGTTGGATCGGGGTCAAGGATGATGTCGCCGGCCTCGCCGGTGAGGTGAAAGACGGGCAGCTCGAACTCACCGAGCGCGTCGATCTGATCGAGTCGGTGAGCGGATACTGCTCGACGTTCATGTCGAGGAACTGGACGGTGGCCGGCAATACGCGCGTGACGTTGCCGTTCGATACCCAACTCGGCCCGAACAAGGGTGCCACTCCCTTCCAGGGCGGCATCCTGATGGACTCGAAAGGGCTGTGGCGCTGCGACGCTCATGTGTCGTTCTATCCGCCGACGTCGGGGTGGGGAACCACCACGGTCTCGGCGGCGGTGTTCGTCAGTGTGTACTACATCGGCACCGGAACGGTCTACACCGAGCGCGAGTTCGACATCGTCATCAGCCCGCAGGGCGCAGAGACTGCCGCATTCTCCGACACGTTCGTCATCCCCACTGACAACACGTTCGCGGTTCGGGTGCAGGTCCGTCACGGAAAGACATCGGCAAACATCTACGGCGGCACCCTCCGTTCAGCCCTATCTGTGAACCGTTGGGACACAGGGACTGCCAACGCGCTCGTGCTCGATACCGCACCAGATGGGGGCACGCTCTCGTGACGATGCCCAACCATGACGCCCCCGAGGGCGCGCTGGTCCAGGGCGGCCGTTTCTCGCAGGACGTCACCGCCGAGACCGCGAAGCAGATCCAGACCGCCGCCGCCCGCGACGCACTCGAGCTGGCCGCAGATGGTTTCAACGAGAAGCTGTTTCGACGTGTGGCCGCCACTCGCGCCACCCTCGCCGATGGGCAGAATAACTTCGCTCACCGCCTCGACCTGCTCGACAATGCTGCCGGCCACGTGTCGGCGGTGATGGGCATGAACTGGATGATCCCGCACAACAAGTGGGTCGTGTTGCCGTTCGACAACCAGATCGGCCCGGCGAAGAAAGCGGCCGTGGTCAAACCGTCCGCGAACTCGGGATGGTTGGCGCTCAAGGCCGGCGGCCTCTGGCGCGTCGACGCCCACGTGACCGTCTCCGGCTACACCTCCAACGTCACCTACCTCCCGGTGATCTATCCGCCCTACTTCGTGGCGATCAACACCTACTCGCCGATCAAGCCGGTATTCCTGCTCGAAGTGATGACCCCGGCCGGCAAGCTGCTGACCTCCCGGCGCTTCGATGCCGTCACCCCTGTCGCCGTCGAGCAGCAGGGCTTCGTCGGAGTGAACTTCCCGAACTCGTCGGCGTTCAGTCACACGTTCGTCGTCGAGGAGATCGCCCCCGATGCGCCGCCCGAGCAATGGGTGTGGGTTCGGCTGTCGATGAGTTACACCATCGTCGCCGACGGCACCTTTTCGTTCGCCGAATGCCAGGTCAAAGGCGGCACGAAACTGTCTTCTCTCATCGCCTCCCGTTGGTCGAAAGACGCCGTCAATGCCATCGACGCGCCGACGGTTCCCGACGGAGGCACTCTCACGTAAACCGAGGTTTCACCGTGTCAGCAATTCTCTACCCGCTCGCTGCGGGCAGCTATCAGATCAGTTCCGGCTTCGGCCCCCGCTGGGGCAGCCAGCATAACGGCCTCGACTTCTCAGCGCCTCTAGGAACGCCGATCTACGCCGTCGCCGACGGAACAGTCGTCGAAGGGTCCGAACGTAAGGCAGGGACCGTCTCAGGCTTCGGAAACTGGGTCTGGATCGACCATCAGCCGAACCTGGGCGTCGACACCATCTACGGCCACGTTCGCCACGGCGACATCAAGGTCCGTGCAGGGCAGAAGGTCCGCGCCGGCGATCTGATCGCCCTGGTCGGCAACGAGGGGCAGTCGACCGGCCCGCACCTGCATTTCGAGGTCTGGACCCCGCCCGGCCGTATCGGCGGCCGCCCGATCGACCCCGCCGGATGGCTCGCGGGAGCAGCCCACCCCGGCGCACCGAAGCCCGCACCGAAGCCCGCGCCAGCCCCCTCCCCTACCCCCGAAAAGAGCACCGTGCAGCCCGACTACCGCGAGATCATCCGCTTCGGCCCCTCGAGCTCGTCCCGTAACGGGGCGCGGATCTCGAACTTCCTCCTGCACACCGAGGAGGGCAACGCCTCCGCCGAGGGCCTGGCCGCGTTCTGCAACAACCCCGGCAACGGCGCGAGCTACCACTACGTGGTCCGCGACGGAATCGTGGTGTGCATCAACGACACCGACCGTGCATCCTGGTCGGTACTCAACGCCAACCCGTACACCATCAACCTCGTGTTCGCAGGCTCGAAAGCTGCGTGGAGTCGTGAGCAATGGCTCGCCCGCGAAGGCGATATTCGCATCGCGGCATGGCTGGCAGTCCAGGACGCAAAGAAGTACGGCTTCTCGGTCGAGGTCAACCCCCGCCCTTACCCCGGCGGCCGCCGAGATGGCTTCTCCGACCACGGCTACGTCACCCGCGTCCTACGGATCGGCAACCACACCGACACCGGCGACAAGTTCCCGTGGGATCGCTTCGCGGCATTCGTCGACGAGTTCGTCAACGGCAAGGCCCCCGCGCCAGCACCGGCCCCGGTCGTGGTGAACAAGATCGACGAGATGGCCACAGCGGCAACGTGGCTCGGCAAGCGTCTGACCGGCGAGGAAACCTGCCCCGACAACGTCGGCAAGTTCGCCCACTTCGAGAACGGCTCGATCTACTGGACCCCGAGCACCGAGGCCCGGCCGATCCCGAAGTACCTGATGGAGTCCTACGAGACCTACAAGTGGGAGACCGGCCCCCTCGGATACCCGATCGCCTACCACACCTCGCTGACAGACTCGGCCGGCAAGTGGGAGGCCGACGTTCAGGCATTCGAGCGTGGCGTTCTGTATCGCCGCGTCGGCAGCCCGCTCGGCTTCTTCGTCACCGGCCGCATCGGGGCCCGTTGGGCGCGTGAGGGATACGAGAAGTCCGCCTACGGCTACCCGACGAGCAACGAGATCCACCTGGCCGACGGGACGATCATCCAGAACTTCGAGCACGGCCGCATCGCATGGAATCCCGACGGCACTCTCGGTCTCAAGCTCGACGTCGGCGACGAGCAGATCATCGCCTCGCAGGTCCACTGACTCGAGCGCGACCCCCAAATTTTTTTCGAAACAGACCCCGAAAGTTGGTGCCCTGATGGGACTTACCGAAACAGGCCGCAAGTGAGCGACCTCAACAACCGATTCGACTTCCACCCGGCCGGTACCACCGAACGCGCTACAGCGCACGAGTCGGTACGTGAGGGATGCAAGGCGCTCGCCGAGTTCATCGACGCGCGAGTACCCAACGGCCGCGAGAAGGCCCACGCAATCACCAAGATCGAAGAGGCAATGTTCTGGGCTAACGCCGGCATTGCCCGAAAGGCAGTCTGACATGGCAAAAGCAGGACAGTTCGTATCGCGTAACGCCAAGGCCGTCGTCTCCGGCATCGGCGGCATTCTCACCGTCGGCACCGCGGCGACGTCGATGATCATGCTGGTACCCGAGCCGATGCGCCCGGCTGCGAGCGCAGTCGCTGGATTCCTGGCATTCCTCGAGATCCTCCGCACCGTCAACGTCTGGATCGTCAAGAACGAGGCGACGGTGGCCGAGGTCGCCGACCAGGCCGAGGAGCTGATCGAGAACGTTTCCGAGAGCTTCAAGGGCTTCGGCGATGGCGGCAAGCACCGGGCCGTATCGCAGTGAGCACCGCCCTCACTCTAGGGGGCATGGCACTGACATTCGTTGGCGGGACTGGCTTTCCGGCGCTACTGAACTATCTCAGTAGCCGTCGGACGGCCGAGTCCGATGACGATTCTGCGCAGGTCGAGGCAGCGAAGACCGTCAACGACATGGCAGTCAACCTGCTGACAAATTGCGTCGCCGAACTGCAGGCGGTCAAGACCCGCCTCGACACCGTCGAGATCCAACTCGCCGAATCGAAGCTCGAGCAGTCCCGCATCACCGGCCTGTTCCATCAGGCGATCGGGGCACTGCGCGACTTCATCGACATCGCCCGCTCCCGCGACATCCCCGCCCCCGTCATGTCGCCCGAACTTCGAGCCGAGATCGGCAGGCCCACATGAGTTTTTCCCCGTTCGGGCACGTCCCCGAGACCACCAACCTGACCCTGTCGAAGGGTGCCGACTTCGTGCAGGTGATCGAGGTCGACGGCCAGAGCCTGCCGGCCGGCACCACCGCTTCGATCTTCGTCACCGACACCTCCGACGAGCTGGTGGCGACCTGGCCCGGTGTCGTGAACGGCACCTCCGTCAAGTGGGTCGTGCAATCCGAAGCCGCCGACGTGGTCGAGGCCGGTTCCAAGTACCGCCTGATCGTCTCGTTCCCCACTGAACCCACCACCGAGTACTGCTGGTTCTACGGCCGCATTCAGCGCCGCCAGTAACTCCCACACCCTCCCCCGTCAGGCCCGCTCAGCTCACCGCTGGCGGGCCTTTGTCGTTCCATCCCAACGCTTTTCAGGAGAGATCACATGGCAATCGCCGTCAACAGCACCAAGGAAGCACTCGCGATCGCATACGCGACCACCACGAACTCGTGGATCAGCCTCCACACCGGCGATCCCGGCTCGACCGGCACCGCCGAGGCTACCGGCGGGTCGCCCGCCTACGCCCGCAAGCAGACGACCTGGACCGCCGGTGCCGTCGACGGCATCTCGCAGGGGTCGCAGGTCACCATCGACGTCCCGGCCGGCACCTACACCTTCGTGGGCATCTGGACCGCAGCGACCGGCGGCTCGTTCGTCGACAAGGTCGCCATCACCTCGACGACCCTCGGCGCGCAGGGGCAGATCCTCGTGACCCCGAAGATCACCATCTCCTGATCGTCGCACCCCAACACGATTCGGAGGAGGACCACTGGTGAGTATCACTAGTTCGGTCGAGGTGGCAGCGCCGGCGACGACGTCTCTTCGTGCCCCAGCTCCGGCGGTGCCGACCGTGGCCGCGGAAGCGCCGAGCCCGCCGACGATCAAGGCCGCCGCTCCGAGCATCCCGACGCTCACCGTGCCAGGTTCATGGGTTCCACCGATGGCCTACACCGCACTGGCCGAGTTCTTCGCTGCCGCAACCTTCTCGGCCGCTCAGGCGGTACGGGCTTCGATGGTCGCTTCGTTCACGGCCGGCGGTGTACTCGCCGTGACCGTGACGACGAAAGCGACCGTGGTCGCGGGGTTCGACGCAGCGGGCTCACTGAGCGCCTTCGTTGGTGCAGACGGCGGCATCAAGACTGTCGATGCACCCTTCGGCGGGGCCGGCACCCTGTCCGCCGATCTCTCGGCGATCGCCCCGGCTGCCGGTGACTTCACTGCGGCCGGGGTCGCCTCCGCGGCGGTCTCTGTGCCGGTCCTGGCAGCGATGACGGCGGCCGGCGACCTTACTGTCCTGGTCGAACCGCACGGGTTCGTCGACGTCTCGTTCGAGGCCGATGGCACGTTCGGATCGACCGTCGCAGTGCCGGTGCCAGCCGACGCGAGTGCCGCTGCCGATCTGTCGGTGGCAATCCGAGCCATCGCTCCGATGGTCGCCGCGTTCACCGGATCCGGTACCGCACAGGCGGCCGCGGCATCGTCGCTGTCGGCTGCGATGTCGGCTGCTGCTGATCTCTCGGTCGACGTGACCGCGAAAGCGTCGGTCACAGCCGACTTCTCGGCCGCGGCGGAGCTTTCCGCGCCGTCGCAGTCCGACGGGGGCACCTACGAGGTCGCGGCTGACTTCACTGCCGATCCAATCCTCGAACATTCGTCGTTCGTGCGGTTCGCTCTCGCAGCGGCCGCGGAGGCGAGCGCCACTCTGTCGGCTGTTGCGGTCGGTCAGATCGCCGTCAACGCGTTCTCGACGGGTTCGGCTGACCTCACGGTCGCCGGGCCACTTGTGGCCCATGCTGCGCCGTTCACGGCCAATGTGGTGCTCTCGGTCGACGCGAAGCCGTCCGAAACGTCGAGCATGGGCATGGACAAGGTCACCAGCCAGACGACGAACGATACGTTCATCCCGCTGACGGGCTGGGCGATCCGCGACGGATACCCCGGCACCGACCTGGTCTCGGATGCACTGGTGATGTCCGGCGACGGCATCGTCAACATCATCGGGCAGCTGACGGTCGCTGATACCTCTCGGCGCTCGCCCGCGTTCCGCATCCTGGTCAACGGGAACGTGGTCTACGAGTCGCCCGGTGTCGCAGGTGTCGTCGCGACCGGCTCTGTCAACGTTGCTCTGACGCATGGCGACGTCGTGACCATGACGGCGAGATCGTCGAACGTGGCGTACTTCAACGTAGCGATCCTGCCAGGCCCAACGAACACGTTTCTGTACTTCGAGCCCATGCCCGTCGTGACCGCTGACGTGCCGTCCTTCACTGGCGATGCGGTGTTGCTGGCGGATTCGATGATCGCCCCGAAGGTTGCGGTCGACGCCGGGTTCACCGGCGACGGGTCCGCCTCGGCGGCCGTGATCGTCGGGTTCGGCCGTGAGGCGGCGTTCACCGCTTCGGGTACGGCCGCGGCGGCGATCCAGCTCGCAGCGACGGCCGACTTCTCGGCGGCCGGCGGGGCTTCGGCTACCGCGTTCGCATCCGCGCAGATCGAGGCCGCCTTCACCGCAGACGGTGCTCTGTCGACGACGGTGATCGAGCGCGAGGTGGTGGCCGCCGAGATGACCGGCGCTGGCGACCTGACCGTCGAGATCATGCAGCGCATGGCGGTTCCGGCGTCGTTCACCGCTGTCGGCTTCCCCGGCGCGGACATCTCCTCGCCGCAGCTACGCAAGGACTTCTTCGACGGCTTCAATGGATCCGCGACCACTCAAGACCTGACCCAATTCAACTCGAATTGGGTGAGCAGTCCCTCGACCGTCGCGCCGTATGTGGTGCAGGTTCTACCCACCGGTGTCGCCCGGCTGTACATCGGCAGTCAGGATCTCACCGCGTATGGCTCGGCGTACTGGACAACCTCGACTAGCACCGACGATCAGTACGTCAGCGCGGTCATCGCCGATCCCGCGAGTGCAGCGGGAATGCCATTCAGTCTCCTCGCCCGTATCGGGCAGGACGGATCGGCCGGCATCACCATGCAGATGTACGCCAACTCGGTGCGTCTCGCCGTCAACGGCGTGGTCATCTCGAGCCGTGACGATGTGGTCGGCACCCCGGTTGCGGGGACGGTCTACGAGCTCCGCGTCATCGGCAACGCGATTCAGGGTTACCGCAACGGTGTGGCGATGTTCGCGGCGTTCGAGATGCCCGAAGGCGGTCGAGCGCCGATCGGCGAAGCGAACCGGCGCGTTGGCTTCATGCTCGCCTCGCAGCGCGCCTTCTACGGTAATTACTACTCGCCGACTCTGGATTGGTGGGCTGGCGGCGACTTCCCGATCCCGGTGCGCTCGGTGGTGGCAGAGGCGACAGTCTCCGCCGATCTGTCGGCGGAGATCGTGGAGCCTACGGCGGCACCGAAGGGGCAGCGGATGGTCAAATCTGGCTCGTACACACTGCCCGCAGCCCTCTCCTATCGCGATGTCCTCGGATGGGTGGCCGACCCGCTGTACCCGGCGACAGTCATCGTCAGCGACGGCCTGGCCGTCAAGGCCGGGCTCAAGGTGACCGTCTCCGCCGCCCTGCTACGGAACGGAACCAACACTGGAAACCGCGCGCGAATCGTGGATACCGCGGGCAACCAGATCGCTCAGGCCACCTCGGCAAGCCCGATCACGATTGCCCCGTTCTCCTACACGCCTACGGTCGACACGGTTCTGCGAGTGCAGGGCTACGCCCAGTCGGGCATTGGCGGAAACACGACGATCCCAGACGACCCTGCGAGCCATCTCACTGTGGAGCCGTAGAGGATCTGCAGTACAACCCGAAGGCCCCCGCGCTCACCTCGAGCGTGGGGGCCTTTTCGTGTTTGAGCGGGCGAGCTGAAGCTTCCCGGGGTCGTCTCCAACCCACCATCAGCTCGCCCGATTCGGACATTACCGTCCACTTGGTTTGCTGCTCGAAGTGGGGGGCCTGGGGGTTTCTACGATGCCTTTCTCAGCATCTGTCCTGTTTCGGCAGCCTTGGCGTCTCGGCGCGCTGATCGCTCGGAGATGCCGAGCCGATCGCCGATCTGCTGCCAGGTGAGGCCCTCTTCGGTGCGCAGTCGGAGCGCTTCGGCGGGGCGGTCTTCGGCGGCCTGCCAGTCGGCGGCGGGCGGCGGCGGGGGTGCGGCATTGTCGGCGCTCAGATCGCCGTGGGCGCTCTCCGCCGTCTCGATCGGGCTGACCTCGCGAGGGATGGAGGCGAAGGCGGCGGGGGCGCTGACGTGGTGCTGCCCGGCCGTTGCCGGTTCGATGGCCGCATCGGCGGCGCGGCCGGCATCGCGGGCGAGGATGACCGTCAGATGGGCGACGACGACGATGGCGACGGGCGGCACGAGCGCGACGCCGGCGACGACCCACTGCGGCATCGGGCCGGGCGGGAGGAGCAGATGCGCGGCGTTGGCGGCGGCCGAAACGATCGCTGCGGCGACGAGCAGGGTCCATGAGTAGCGGTAGCCGTCGCGCGGGGGTGACCCTTTGTCGCCGCGGAGCGAGTAGGCCGCGACGGTGGCGACGATGGCGACGCCGTCGACGATGATCGGCCAGACGAGGGACTGATAGTGGCCGACGCCGGATCGGGCGGAGACATCGACAAGGGCGACGTAGGACAGGTAAAGGGCAAGCGGGAGCAGGATCGCAATCCCGGTGATTGCGACCCTCTTGGCGGGTGTCATGGCGGCCCCGTCAGCTGTTACGGGTGAAGGTGCGGTTCGCGGCCCATTCCCGTACTGCCTTCTCATCCCAGATCGGGGTGCGTCCGACGTGTCGGATCGGCTGCGGTGCGGGGTTGGTCTTGCTGGGGCGCAGAACGTAGCCGTGCCAGGTGCGGAGCTGGACGCTGATGAACTCGGCGCAATCCTCCGCGGTCCATTCGTTGTCGGCCATGCCGTCAATTCTTGCAGATCGGGTATGTGTCGTGGTGGTCACTGGGTGTCCTTCCGGTGTCGATCGGGGCGGCCGGCACGGCCGGCGGCGGGGGCGGCGGGGCCCGGCGTGGGCCCCACCGTCGGGGATGTCAGCGGCCGAGGGCGCGCGAGCCGCGCAGGGATGCGCCGCCGAGGTCGACCTTCGACGCCGCTTCACTGCCGGCGCGGCCGGCGGCTGCGGCGTACTGCGCCTTCGACTTGATCTGGGAGATCTTCGATCCCTCGGCGTCGGCGTACATCTTCTGCGAGGCGCGCTTGCGATCGTCGACGAGGACGAGCGCGGTACCGGCGTCGGCGTCGACGGTGGCCGACTTCTCTGCCTCGGCCAGGCGGTCGTGGACGGTGGCAGCGAATCCGCGCATCCAGGAGCGACGCCAGACCTGCGTGCTGACCCAAGGGTTCGCCTCGGCATTCGCTGCGCCCGCCATCATCTGAGGCATCAGGGTGGAGAAGAGGATGCGGACGCGCTCGATGTGCATCGCGGTGCCGTAGACGACGTGGCGGTCGCCGGCGAGGCTGTCGCGGCGGGTCTTGATCCACATCGCCTCGCAGTGGAGGGCGGATGCGAGGTAGTGAAGCAGGTTGATCTGCTCGGTCTGGTACTTGCCGGCGATGGTGAAGTCGGCGACCTCGATCGGGGCGGGGCCCTGGCCGGCACGCTGACGGGCTTCGGTCTCGTCGATTCCGTAGCGGGCGATGAGCTCGAATGCTTTCGCGTTGAAGGCGTCGGCTTCGGGGGTTCCGGCGACGTCGTCGGCCTGCGCGAGGAGCTTGCGGACTTTGTCGAGCATTGCGGACTTGGCGGGGGCTGCGGTGGTCATGTGGAGCCTTTCGGGTGGGTGGCCCTGGCAGGGGCCTCGGTTGCTGATAAGTACAGATTACAGAATGAGTATGTAAGTGTCACGTCAATGACGGGATCGGCCGGCACACCGCGGGTCAGCAGCGAATCCGGCTGTTCGGGTAGAGCGCCTGCAGGCCCTCGCGGGTAGCGAAGCGCATCCGAGCCTCGGCCGTCGGGGACTCGTCGTCGAGGCGGTCGCGGTAGGCGGCGGCGATGACGGCGGCCTCGTTGCGGGACTTGAGCGGACGGCTACTGACGCATCGACTGGCGGCGGCCATGATATGCAGCCGCCAGCGCCCCTCGGCCTTGACGGCCAGGGCGTCGACGCGGCCGAGTTCGGCGATCCATCGGCCGGGACGGAGACGCTCGAACTCGACGGGGTGGGCGGTGGTCATGGACTGCGATCCTCTCGGCGCTCAGATCGCTCCTGCCGGGCGATCATGGGTGGCTCTTCTGTCGTACCCCCGATGCCGGCCGGATGTCGATCCTGGCCGGCGTACGGCGTGTCAGGCGGTGGCGGTGGCGATGTCGGCGTCGGTCGCGCCGTGGCTGCGCGCTTCGTTGATGAAGTGCTGCAGCCGGGCTGCGGTGTCGACGCCCTTGGCACCGGGGGTGGTGCGGTGGATGACGGCGAACCGCGCGACCATGATCAGGTCGCGGCGGAGCACGTCTGCGGTGGTGTCTGCGATGTTCATACCCATATCTTACATACCGAGTATGTAAACGTCACGTCAGCTGACCCGTTCGGCCCACATGCTGTCCCGGTGCTCCCAGTACGCGACCTTATGGGTCGGGGAGGTCATCTCCTCCATTGCCTCGGCGGCGATCTCGCGGATCTCGACCGGGTCGATGTCGACGTAGTTGCCGATCTGCTCGATGGAGACGTAGGCGTCGTAGCTGACCGAGTGGTGCGCTCCTGCGCGGACGTCGCAGCCGTCGAGCATCTCGTAGGCGCGAATGATGTCGGCGAGCTTGCGGGCGCGCAGCTGGGCCTCTTCGGCGAGCTTCGCGTCGCGGCGGTTCTGACGGAGGGTGGCGATGGCGGTCATGTCGAGATCCTTTCGGCTGGGGCCCTTCTGGGCCGGTAAGTACAGATTACAGATTGAGTATGTAAGTGTCACTTCTCGATCTGGCGGCCGCCGAGGTCGTAGGTCAGGTAGTGCTTGGTGACGTCGTCGACGTAGCCGAAGCGGCCGTCGCCGATGGCGTACTTCTTGGTGACGACGGTGTCGGGGCGCTCCTTGACGACGTGCTGGCGGATCTGGTGGCCGGAGCCGTAGATGCAGGTGCGGCCGGCGGTGTCTGCGAACTTGCAACGGGTGGAGGACATTTGACCCTCTCTTTCTCTCTGGGCTGTTGAGTACAGATTACATACTCGATCTGTAAGTGTCACCGTGCCGGCCGAGCCTGCGGCGGGGCCCCGAAGGGCCCCACCGGTCAGCGCGTGACGCGGTCGGCGTGTGCGAAGTCCGCCCAGTCGAGCTTCGCCGTCATCCGGCGCGTCTCCCACTCGCGGTACTGCAGGGTCCAGACCCGGCCGGGGACGTCCTCGCTGTAGATCCGGTCGCCGCCGGCCGAGGTGAGTCGGTCGAGTTCGTGCCGCGCGTCGTCCTCGGTGGCGAAGGAGTTCTGGTACAGGCAGGCAATGACTTTCGGGTCGTTGCTGGTGATGTACAGCTCGAAGGGGAACTCGCGGCTGCAGCGATTGCGGGGCGGCTCGTAGCTGTCCATGTCCTGGCCGGCGGCGAGGGCTTCTTTGTATGCGGCGATCGACATTTCGTTCTCCATTCGTTCGGGCTGATGAGATCAGATTACATACCGAGTCTGTAAGTGTCACGGCAGATCGGGCCTCGATCTGCGGCCGGCAGATGACGTGCTTTACATACTCAGTATGGGATACCTTGTAGTCAGTCGCCAAGAGGCGGCGAGCAAATGAGTTGTCGATCGACAAGAGGAGGTGGCAAGATGAACAAGGATCTGCGGAAGCTACTCAAGGATCTCGAGCGACAGGGGTTCACCTGGCGGGCGACCAAGAACGGTCACGTCCAGGTGTACATGGGCACCGATCGGGTGACCACCTTCGCGGGATCTGCGAGCGACTGGCGTTCGATCCGCAACGGCATCGCAGCGTGCAAGCGGTTCGGCTACGTCCCGCCGGGACGTTGAGCTATGGAGCCGGGGGCGAGCCTAGCGCCCCCGGTTCCGCCACCAATTTGACCACATGAAAGGACGAACCACCGATGACGAACTTCAATGTCGTCGCCGAGCTCGATGTGCCGATGGAGTCGATCACCGACGAGCTGACCGATGACATCATGGCGAAGATCGAGGTCTACCACGGCACCCTCGGCCGCTCCCCGCTCGGCCGCGCGCAGCTGACGCTGACCCTGCCGGCCGATACCCTCCGGCAGGCCTCGGCGACGGCGTGGGCGGTTCTGGCCGATGCCTTCCCGGCTCGGACGGTGCTGTCGATGAACCTGCTCCTGACCGACGACTTCGATCGTGTACACGGCCTCGAGCCGATCCCCGACCTGCTGTCGGTGTCGGAGGCGGCCGGCGAGATGGGCGTGAGCCGTCAGCGCGTGCTGCAGCTGATCTCGACCGGCTCGCTGCCGGCCACCAAGGTCGGCAACGCGTGGCTGGTGCCGAGCATCGCGGTCGGCCGCGCAGGGTGA